ATGTGGGACGAACGGAAGGATCAGAACCGCTGGCAGATGAAGTTTATACTACCGGAGCACAACGAGGCTTTGCGTCAATTGCATCTCGCGAAGCAGAAAATAGAACGACCGGTATTAAGCGAAGAACAAGTCGGAGAATTTGAGTACGTTATATCTTCGGCAATCAGCGAAGACTTGCCGCTAGACTTCGAAGTGTACGATGACGGATTTGTTCGCGAAGTAAGTGGTCACGTTGTGTACGTGGATCATCTACGGAAGGAATTTCGTGTGAAGGATAATCGAGGCGATACTAACTTAGTTAAGTTTGCGGATCTGATAAACGTAAAAAACGCCCCATCCGGTTAGGGACGGGGCTTTTCGTTTATAATGATATTTTTCGTTTAAAGTTTATTAAAGACTTATCCGATGACCTTGAATCATCAAATATATACACTTGTAATTCAATTTCTTTAATATTTTTATAATCGACATCTTCTAGGGACCAATAAGTCAGGCTCGTAAAGCCGTCCCCTTTGTTTTCTAATTTCCGGAAACTTTTATCATAGTCAACGTAAGCCAGTTCTTTCGGGCCTAACGTAGTTTTTGAGTTTATGCGTAGAGCACGAGTGGCCGCAGCGATTGAGTATACCTTATCTTTAGATTTGTTATTAAATGATAGACTCACCCCAATTAGTCCCTCTGCGAAATGTATCTTTTCTATACCTACCTCAACGCCTTGAATTTCACCGGTATAATCAACGTCAATAGTGTGCGTATCTTTAGGTAGATCGTCAGTGAACATGCCTACCGCGCTATTTTCGAAGTCATAGTCAATGTCTTCTTTAAGTTCAGATACTTTTACGCCCCCACACCCCGTTAGAAGTAGCAGAAAACTAGTACAAATCAAAAAATATACGGAAATCCTCTTTATATCTTCCGCCTCCCCTCCGTTCAATTATACGTCATTGTTATGTAGGACGGCTACCTACGTTTTTATACGTAAGCAACCGCCAAAAGTTCCGTTTATTTCTTTCCGACTTCATCCAACGCTTTTCTTTCGCGTGCTTTCTTAGACACGTCGTTATCTTTCCAGTACGCTAGTAGCGAAGTCGCCCCGAGAAACAACAACGCAATAAAGTCGGACACTGCCGCTTCATCTACCGGAATCGTCTGCACGCCAAACATCGTCAGCCCGCTATTTACGAGAGCCAACGCAAGCAAAATAAATCGAGTCACCGTTCCTGCGCTAATATTCGTCTTCATACGCTATACCCCGCTTTCTTTAATGCCGCTACCAGTTTGGCGCGTGTTGCTGGGCCGTAAATGCCATCGTTTGCGATGCCGGCTTGCGTCGACTGGAATCGCTTGACTGCGTTTGACGTTTTCGGTCCGTAGATGCCATCGATACCGTTATTCTTGGCGCCTTTGTCCGGATAGAAATAGACGGCGGCCAATGCGTTTTGAAGTTGAGTAACCGCTGACCCGCGAGCATCTTGACGGATCACGCCGGTAGGTACCGTTAGTTTTTTGGCTGACGATTTACTAGGCGTCTTCACCGGCTTAGTCGCTACGCCCGTTTTAACTGGCGATTTACCGAACGTATCCGTTCCGTATCCTTTATGGTTAAACTGAAGATGCGGCTTATCTACGAAATTCTTCCAGTCTCCGCCCCACTCAAACCCGAGCGCTTTCGCTTTAGCCACCGCCTTTTTAATATCCGCAGCACCGTAACCGTTCCATAGCGTATCCTTACCTTTTACCGGCACGAAGTCCAGCGCCTGCCCGACAAGGTGATAAGAACGCATCGTCTGCGAAGCGCCTTTCGCAACGTTCTGTCTTTGCTGCGCTTCAGTACGGATAGTTTCGTAGATAAGGACGTCGATATTTTCCTTAACGAGATAGTCGTACCATTTTAGCGCCGCAGCTTTCGTATTATCCGCCAACTTTGCGATGTTTTCTCGGTTTCTTTTATCGTAAGTTAGTGCCATATAATCGTCTCCCTTTTCGTTTTATTTAGAAGTAATAACGGAACAGGACCGGCACCAACGCCAGCATAACCGGAACCGCAATTCCGATGAGCCAACGCCGATCACCTTTAACCTGGTCGCGGTATTCTCGTAGATCGTCGCGGGCAGTTTTAGCAATACGCAAGGCTTCGCTCGCCTTGTCGTCAGCCGTATCCGCCCTAGATAACGCCGTTGCAGCCATTTCTCGGAACTCTTCGAAGATGCGCGTCTGATGTTGTTGTGTTGCGATGATGGTGGCGATGTCGACCTGTATCTTCGCGATCTTTTCATTAAGTTCGTGCGTAGTCGGTTGAGTCACCGCAAATCCTCCTTAAGTGCAAAATAAAAAGCCTACGCTTCTACGTAAGGCTCGCCTGTGATTTCTTCGTATTGTTCCGGCGTAATCTTTTTCATAACGACCGCGGCTGCGACTTGTTCCTTCGTCCAATCTCCGTCTGCATAAAACTTCTTGATGATCGCGAACCAGTTCATTAAATCACTCCCTTCATCATTAACGTGAAAACCAATTCCGCTTGTTGCTGGCGGACGATTTCGAGTTCAGACGGAGCTGCTTCCGGAAATAGACTGTCAATGTACTCTTGCGTTGCACCCTCGAACCACTCTTCTTTCTCTGGATCAAACGTCTTGATAAATAGACCATCTTGCGGTCTGACTGCCGTGTATCCTTCCGGAATTTCCTCACCGTTTTCTACATCGACCAATATCTCTCCGGTTTCCTCCCACACGTAATTTTCATCGTATTTATAAGCTCGTATCATTTAAACACCTCCTATACTTTCGCCGCCCTAAAACGGAAGCCAAACGTTATAAACTCGTTCGGATTAGCCGTATTAGAACACGATTGAACACAAACCTTTCCGTCTGTTCCGATATACGTACGGTGGTATTGCGGAACATTCGTCGTTCCCACACTCGAAGCCACTCCGATAAAATGCATTGATTGAATCGGAAAGTAATCGGGTAGCAACGTGAATGCGGCGACGTTATTACCGAGTGCCCCGCCTGCAATTGAGCCGACGATTTCAACAACACCGAACGCGTCCTTCGTGTAGCGCACCGTGTGAGGAAACCCGTCCGGCGATACGTATTGCTTCCATCCGTTACTTAACGATGGCGTTTCCCATGTTGGGGTAGCATCTGCATCCGTTAGTATCCGACGCCATCCGCTCCATACGTTATTATTGAGATAATTCGTATAAACGTTATTGAAGTAATCTGTCGCGTACACCCATCCGAATGTTCCTTTACCATTTGTAGTATCGGTCATGTGGTAAAATCCCCTAAATGATCGGGTATTCGGTAAGTCGCGCGACCGGGCGATTGCGTAAAATGTGCCCTGCCCCAATCCGTTGTTGATTATGGACTCTAAAATGCTTCCGGATGTGTCTTTTAACGATATTAAGGGCAGGCCAGTATCTTCAGTAATTTTGCGTTGCTGAAAGTTAGCCATAAGATCCTTCGCCGCCAATAGAGCTGCGTCGGCTTTTTGTTGTGCTCCCGATGTAGTTTCCTTCGAGTTCCATGTCGAGCGCTCTTCGTTAGTCACGTGCTTTATAGCATCGTTTGCGTGGGCGGTTACTTTTGCTTGTGCGCCGGCCGTCGTCTCTTTGGCGTCCCATTCCGCTTTCTTCTGCGCAGTGACATGGACATCCGCATTATTTGCGTGAGCATCTACTTTTTCTTGCGCCCCAACCTTCGTTTCTACATTGTCTAAGTCTTCGAACTTTGCTTCGATTTCGGCGACGGTTGCTACTACATCGTCATAAAGATCGTTAATTTGCCCCCGCAGCGTTTCAAAGTCATCGATGTAATATTCCGCAACGGGTACGATATTTTGATCGATAAGTGACTGCTCGATGCTGAAGCCGAATTTATGAATGGATAGCGCTTGGCCGTTCGTGTAATAAAGGATCAATTCGGCTTTTACGTTTCCATAATGACGAATTTCATCCGCCGATAAAACGTACTCGGCCAGTCCTTCCGGCTTATTTACTAGTGTGATTGCTCGTATAAAACGGCTTCCATCCGTCATCGAAAGGACTAATTTACCTACGACCGCCGATAACGGTAAAGGAACGCCATCTTTCGTGAGCTTAAAAGATAGACGCGCCGTTTTTATATCTTGCGTGCTGAATTGTATGGCGGCATTGATAGGCCGCTTTGTTTGCGCATTGACGTCGAATGACAAAGCGCCATCTTTTGCTAACATCCGTTTTCCTCCCTTTAAGTAACGTTCGCAGTCGAAGTGATTGGGTCGATGCTGTTGTCGTTATAGCTGTCATCAAAGCCCGCACCTTTTACGTAATTTCCGTACGATGAAATTTGCGAGCAGGTATTCGTTAGATAAATACCATGACGCATTCCTAGACCGGTAATGTCGTTGAACGCGCACATAGACCGCGCAACGCCGGATAAGAAAATGATTCCGTCATATCCATCGCTTTCTGTCGCCCTCGTTCCGACATCTACAAGCGTATTAAAAAAGACGCGTACTCTCCGTGAGTCCCCCGATACGGAGATTCCGGAAAAGCCGACGTCCTTTAACACGTTATTCGCGACAGTAACGTTATTACAGCGCCCTTCCTCGATACGGATTCCGTTTCCTTTGACGCCCCGCAAAGTATTAGCCGTTGCAGAACCGTAAGTGCTTCGGGTTATCAGAATGCCGTGGTGACCTACGTTGTCGACTACGTTATTTGCAATCGTATAGTTGTAAACGTCGGAGATGTGAATTCCGTGGCGCGCAACAACACCATCTATTACGTTGCCGGAAATAACTACGTCGTCAATCGTCTGATAATCCTTCCGTCCGTAGACCTGTATCGCATGATTCTTCGTAATGTTGGTGATCGTGTTTTCCGTGATAACATGGTGCTTCGTTTTATTGACGCGCCCCGTAGGATTTCCGTTTGCATCCTGCGTGTATTGCGTCGTGACTCTCGGTAGAAGAATACGAATACCGGAAGCGCAGTTGTTTATCTTGTTGCCGCTGATCCTCGTGTCGTACCATTTGTTGCCGCTGATTGCGTACTCTGTCGTGTCCTCGATTACGTTGTCTAAAATTCGAATGACTGAATACCAAACACCGTCCGTACTCGTGTGCGAATCGACCGCACGTGCCCATCCGCCGAGCTTACTTGAACGCCCGAAATAGTTGCCGCGAATTATAACGTTTCTCGTGACGGTTTGATCGTACGAACCGAACGCGCCGAAGTTTGCGGATGAACGCATTAGATCGAGCTGAATGGCCGCCGAGAACCAACGATCCCCTACGTAGTCAGCGAAGCCTTTAAATTTAACGTTCTCGATCAGGACGTTTTGGTTGCCGGCGCAGTCAAACGCATGCCCACCTACGACGTCCAGTACGGTAATATCTCGAATGACAATTCCGTCAGCATGAGCGAATCCGAACACGGAGCACTGCTGCTTGATTACCGCGCCGTTACTGTCGAAGGTACCTCCGCCCTCGATTACGATGTTCCCGTGACCGTTGTAACCGCTGAAATTATCCGTTTCAAGTCCGTTGACTAGCATAGAACCGACGAAGTTCCGTTTGATAACTGCGCCTCCCTGAACGATAAGTCGCGTGTTTCTGAAGATACGTAGCGTTCGCGTTTGCGTGTAGTTTCCAGGCGGAACCACAAGCGTAATGGGCGTTGACTTCGAAAGGTCCAGTGCCGCCTGCATTGCGTCATCGAAGTTTCCGTATTTCTCTAAGTACGGACGCAACGAAACAAAGACGGCCATGTCTTCGATCTTTTTCATCAATTTCGCGAAGTCATAATCGAATCGATCTTTCGCCGTCGGATGCGTGGATGCATCGAGTGCTACCCGCAAATCCACGACCTCTTTGACGTCTTCGCCGTCGTGGTTAACGACTAGATTCGCAAAGCGAGCGTTCAAGTTATCTAGGCGATTAGCAGCCGTAAAAAGCCCGTGCTGTATTTGCTCGGACTTGTGTGCGGGCGATGCGTTTTTATGGGCGTTTAGCTCGGCGGCCGCTTTCGTAAAGCCTTGTTCGATACTATCGAAGTTATCGTTCAAGTTATTACGCGCAATACGATCCCAAGCCGACGCGATCCGCTTTAAAAATACGTTAGCCATTTAGTGCCTCCTTTATTTTGATTCTAGCGCGACCACTCTCGCAGTAAGCGCCGATAAATCCGATACAAGTTTATTAAGATCGACGTTGGCGCCGGAAGAACTGACGGTGACCTTCGATAGTTTTATAAAATCAGCCGACGACATTAAGCCCGCCTTTGATGAACTCGCCATGTCTACTTGCGGCTTACCATCCGGCCCAACTACGATGCTTTGCAGCTTCTGATAATCACTCGACGTCATCAAGCCGTCGGAAACCGCCGTCGCCGGTCCGTACTTCGGAATAGTTGTCGGGTCATAACCATCGTCAAAGTTTGCGTCACTTCCGATACGTATCCCGGAACCTACCGATGTCCCTTTTACTTTTCCGGACGCGTCAATCAATTTAGATACGCGCTTTTCAGTCTTACGGAAGTTCTTCATGTCCGTCTTTATATCACGCTTCAGCTTTCCGAATGTATAAACCGGAGATTTATTCGTATCTGAATAGCGCTCAACGCCGACAACCTTGATCCGCTTATTGATTCCAAACGGATCGATCATGCACCATACGTAGTCACCTTTGCGGATGTCTTGAACGCCGAAATGTCGTAGCTCCGTATATGTCAGCGTCAAGGATAACTCAATCGTATCCGTTAGTTCTTCTTGCAATCGAAGCTCTAGTTCATCTGCGTTTTTATCGGTGTAAGCATCATCGCGAATAGGTGCAGCGTGCTTGATTCCGTAGATTTCCGCTAACGGGCTCGTGTATTCAAGCTCTACAGCGTAGGCTTTTGTCTTATCGTTCTGCTTTCCGTAGCCACGAATATACGTTTTTAAAGAACTCGTATCGATCTCAACCGATTCATCGCGTGAATTGAATTTGTAGCGAATCTGATAGTCGGTATCTCGCGCCAATTCCTTCGCAATGACTACCTTTTTCCCTTCGAAAGTGTATTCCGCTTTGTATTTATCGAGGATATCTCGTAATAAATCGTTAGAGAAACCATCGCCGAAATCTTCGAGCTCGAACGTGGCTTCAAGACCTTCCGGTGATATGTCGTATGAGTAGCCGGACCCTTCGAGTGCGATCGCAACCATGTCGTCTATAGTCATCTTCTTTTTCTTGCCGGATTTGCTATAAACGTAGTTGTCCGCGAGATCAATTAACGGCTTATAGACGCCCGACGCTTCGATCTTTATCGTTTCATTTGCCGTGACAGGACGCGTCTTCTTGATGACGTACTCCTCGCCGTCGCAAACGAGTATGTTTTCATTCTCGATTAACCCGAAAGAGTGATCGTTGTTTCTCGTACTCGTAACGGTTACGTCTAGCGACTTCTCGTTCTCGGCTGTTTCTCGTGCCGTGCAAACATAGTCGGTAAGCGCCTCGACTTCGCCTCTTACCGTTTTTATCAGCAGCTCCATCGCGCCACCTCCTAGAAATAATAGAAACGGAAATCGAATTTGATTTCGAATGATCCGCTAGTTCCCGACAACACAAACTCGTTCCAGCCCGGCTCTAGTCGGATTGTCTGCCGATTGGTATCTCCGAAAATACTTACACCGTCTTTACGTGCCTTGACCCCGTCCAATACGATCGTCTCTTTAGCCGTCGTATCTCCGGTATATTGCCACGCATCGCCCGTCGTTTTGTTCGTGATCTTTAACTTAGATGAGGCGCCTTTATACGAAATGACGAAAGGCAATTCCAACGGATCAATACGAATAGCCCCCGCATTGTAAATACGGAAGCTCTTTGCCTTATGTTTATAGACCGGAATAGTATCCTCTAGATTTTCACCGAACTGCCAAAGACTCGCGTCAAAAGTGAACGGATCTTGCGTCGTTCCGACCGATTCGCAATAAGGAGATGCGCTTTCGAACGTCAGTGTAAAATCGGCCACGCTTCCGCTTCTTTCCGGATCAAAACTGTCGCTCAACTCAACTCGCCATCGCTTCTTCGGATTGCCCTCCGCAACTAGATAAAATTCGTCTTCCTTATAAAGGGCGTTATATATTTCGTCGCGTAGCAAGTAGAAGTCGGTCGCATCCTCGGCATACATCGTACATTCGGCTGTGATACGGCGATTACCGAAATCTTTGCCTGTACGATAAGAACCGTTTTTCCCCGGTATGTTTTCGTAGGTGATATTCGGAGACGGCGCGGATATGACTAGGCTACGTACTAAAACCGACAGATCCCTCGCCATATCAATGATCGTTCCATTGCGATACTGAATACGAAAGTTTGCATCCGAACGCGGAATCGCTGAAGAGCGCCCGAAAACAATATCCGGCGAGAATGCATCTTCATTAAAGTTTTCGTCAATATCGACCACTGTCGGCTCCGGCTTCGGTTGCGCTGGCTTATCAACGTCGGTACTCGTATCCGTTGTCTTCTTCGTATCGTACTTCGTTAGGTTATGCGTCGCGATAATGTTGTTCAGTTTCGTCGCGTACGCTGGGTCAGTTGCATATCCGGCACTTACGAGCGCCTTCGTTGCTTTACGATAGTTCGTTTGGCCGACGACTGCTTTGTAATGATTCGGGTCCCAGCTCGTTCCGTTTATATACAACTTCGCAAGGTCTTGCATCGACTCGTACCAGGACGGATATTTACGGAAGTCCGCATACACTTGAACGTTACGTCCGTTATAAACTTCCCACGTCAACATCCGAATAGAAGCGCCTTTGTACGAGCCTTTTACGCCGAATAGGTTCTTACCTTTCGTTGCCAATCCCGAATTACCATAGCCGGATTCTAGGCAGCCCTGCGCAATGACCAGCGACGCAAGTATATTGTAATTCCGGTATATTTTCTGCGCGTCCGGCGCTATTGCCTTGATAAAACTAGCGTTGCTCAACCGCTCACCTCCTCCCTAATAACTGCTTCGATCTATTTCGTCCATCTGCCGTCTACTTACGTGCGGCTCGACAATACGCCCGACTACTTCGCCTTCCATGACTACGGACAGACCCTTAAGAGACTCGACGGCACTTGCGAGGTTTGATAGATCGGCTTGCATTTGCGGGCTGTACCCGCCTGCTGCCGAAGTTATTCGTGATGTGTGGCCCGCATCGATGAGGCGGAATAAATTCGATTGTTGCGCTTCCGTCAAGACCATTTCATTTCGTAGCGCACGAATATCGACTTCTCGACTCATAGGATTTCCGAACTTCGATGCCATTCCACCTGAGTGAAGCTTGCCTGCCGGTTTTCCGACGATGCCCCCGACGTGATAAGTACCTTCGTTTCCTCGCCCACGGCTTACAGCTCGTTCCGTTTTACGTGTGACATCGTTGGTAAATACGGTGATATATTTACTCAAGTCTTTGCCGAGTTCGTTGTTCATCACCTTCGCTTGGCCGGTAATATCGATAACTTTATTCTTCGTCTGTTCTAACTGCGATAGCTCACTTTCAATCGCGGCCAATGATTCTCGATACTCAGCCGTCTTCTTATCCGCTTCAGTCGTATTGTTGATTAGGTTTGCACGAGCATCTCTCAACTTCATAATTTCACGATCGATTACCGCGACACCTTGACCCTTCTTTGCGTTGAGCCCAACTTGCCTAAGCTCCATTTCAATCAGTTTTTGTTTTACTTGATCTAATTTTCCGAGTTCCTTTTGAGTTTCCGCGAGGCTAGCTCGTTTTTTCTGTAAAGACTCGGTGCTCTTAATCAACTCAGTTTGCTTTGCTTCTAAAATGCGCTTCTCCTGTGCGAGAGTTACTTCGAGCGTACTTGCCGTTGCTTTATCGCCTTTTTCTTTTGCTTCAGCAATACTTTTTTCAATGCCTTCGACAACCTTAAGCTGATCCGCTACAGATTTTTCTTTAGAAATCCGTTGTTCTGTAATACCGTTGATCTCTTTTTGCAATTGCGTTTTCTTTTTAAGCTGGCCTTCCATATTTCGTTCCGCGGTCGTCTGCTGTTTTTCGAGTTCCAATCGCAGCTCTTCGTATTTCTCCTTGCTCAATCGTTTCATCGCCTCGGTGTTCTTCGCGATCGCATTTCCCTGCGCAGAAAAAGCCGCTTCTGTTTCCGGTGACTTCTTGATGATCTGATCGTTCAACTGCAAGAACCGATCGAACTCCTCATTCGTAAGTCCCGAACTTTTACGGAGACCGTCTTGTTCAGCGTTTAGCTTCTTAATCGCGGCCGAATCTTTTTCGTTAGCCAGCGCGTCCTTGTTATCTAAGTAGCGCAGCAGTTCGTCATTTGTCAGCTTCATCTTCGCTTGCAGACCGTCGTATTCTTTGATCGTTTTGTTTATTCCGTCGACTTCTTTCTGCTTCGCGTTTGCCGCTTCGAGACTGACGGTATTCATCGCTTTATAGCCCGCGCTGACGCCGACTAACAAGCCGCCAAGTACCGAAAGACCCGTTATGATCCACCCCGCCGGTCCCATCGCCGCGAATAGTCCACGCAATGCAAATCCGAGTTTGATCGCGGACGAAGCCGTCAAAGCGATCGCCGCTGACGTACCAGCCATCGCAAGGCCTGTCGCTACGACACTAGGATTAATCTGACTGAATAAGCCGACTAATTTCGTCCCTTGATCGACAATCGACCGTATATGAGGTAAAAATTCGTTTCCTAGTTTGATGCCGACGCCTTCGAGCGCGGACGTAAATTCTTCGAATGATCCTTTAAGGTTATCCATTTGCGTTTTCGCCACACGGTCAGCCGTTCCGCCCGATTCTTCGAGCGCCTTCGTGTATTTGCGTATTTCATCCGATCCGACTGCAAGCAACGAAACAAATCCCGATGCCGCTTCCGTACCAACAATACTCGCAATAGCCGCCGTCTTTTCCGCTTGGCCTAGATCGCCAAACTTCGAATTTAAGTGATCGATAATATCCGGCAACGACTTCATCTTACCGTCGGCCGTCTCGACTTCAATTGCGTATCTCTGCATTACTTTTGCTGCGCGTCCTACCGGATTAGCAAGCCGCAACATACCCGCGCGTAAAGCCGTACCGGCCATCGAACCTTGAATACCGGCGTCAGACATTTTCGCAACGGCTGCCGCTGTTTCTTCGAATGAAAATCCTAACGCAGTAGATACCGGTGCTACGTATTTCATTGCGTCCCCAAGTTGAAGTAGGTCCGTGTTGGCCGTCGTCATCGTTTTAACCAAAACGTCAACTGCATACGTTGAATCTTCCGACGCGATACCGAAACCCGTCATGATATTCGATACAATGTCGGCCGACGTTCCCATATCAACCGAAGCCGCGGCCGCCATGTTTAATACGGCCGGAAGCGAGCCAACTTGATCTTTTACGCTAAATCCCGCCATCGCTAAGTATTGGAGGCCTTGAGCCGCTTCTGTTGCCGTAAATTTCGTCGATTCTCCGAGATCCATCGCAACTTTCTTTAAATCCTCGAAGTCCTGTCCGGTAGCGCCCGAAATCGACTGAACTTTCGACATTGCTTGCTCGAAGTCAGCCGCGGTTTTAACTGATACGCCGATGCCCGCGACTATTGCGCCCCCTACCGCTAGGGCTGCCGTTTGCACAAGCCCCATTTGCGTGCTTAACGACTTGGCTGAATTGCTCATCTGATTCATTTGACTTTCCGCCTGAGAGACACCAGCGCTAAATTGGCTTGATTCTAACGTTAAGCGAGCGACGATTTCACCTACTGTAGTACCCGACATTCGTTTTCCTCCTTTCCTCTGTTATTTAAGAGAGGCTCCGCAATTGCTCGAACTTATCTCGGTCGAAATCGTCCCGTTCCACATAGCCGGCTTGTTTGCGAAGGTCTTTTAACATGCGTTGATAGTCCGCGTCTTCCATAGCGCGCCCTTCAGTACCGACGATCGTCGATATCATAGAGAGCCGTTCAATCGCGTTAGACTTCGTTTTTGCCCGCAAGAATTTCGGAATGTCTACCATGAAATAATCGTTTTCGATCTGTCGCTGAGTAACGCCAAGCAAAATCGCCGCATCTATCAAATAATCATCGATTGTGTACTCGCCTTCATCCGTTATTCTGTCGGTGCTTTCGGAAGAAGGCTTTTCAGGTTTTTTGCTACGGACTGCAAACGGTTCTTTTCAACTACCGCGATAAGAAAGTCGATGATTTCGTCGGTTCCGACATTTTCGAGAATGTAGTCTTCGTCAAGCCCGGAAAGAACCGCGACAATTTTAGCGACTTCATCCATCGCCAACTTAGCCGCGGCAACTAAAGTCTGCGCGAAATTATCCTGTCCGCTGGTACTTAAAACCGTGATAAATAAATGAGGCAAGCTGTCGACTACTTCGAATAGTTCCTTCCACTTGACCGGCGTCAACTTCGGTATTTGCACCGTTTTATCCCCGAGTGTAAGTTCGCTTGATACCTTTTTCGTTCCGATACCAAATAAGCTCATTGCGTAACCTCCTTTCAAATTAAAAAGACACCGCCGCTAAGCGATGCCTTCCATTTTGTTATTCTGCTGACTCGTCACCCATGACGTACAAAAGGCCGTCATTGTCTGTGTCCGGATAGGCCTTAAACGTCAGATTCGCGATTCGCTCATCATCCGAATTGTAGGTATACTCCGGATCTGACATAGCCCCCGCAAGTGGGACCGTGATGTAGTCATTTGGAGTCGTACCAGGAGCCGTCGGTTTAATGACTAGCGGTTTAGCCGCCGAAAGCATATCAAAGCCTGCTTTTCCTGACACCTCCAACTTCATTTTTTCGGGATTCGTATTATCCTTAATTAGCTTACTATTCGGCATCGCCGCCGCTAACTTTTCTAAATCGTGAAGCGCGAAGGGCACTGTTACTTCAGCATTACGACCTTTTATTGTTGACTTAACCGGAGTGTCTCCGTACTGATCGACAGTTGTATCTTGAATTGATGTTTCCACCTTAAAGACGATACCGCCTTTCGTAATGCCGAACGAGACCATATCAGCACCCTCGCCATACTCGACGATCGCCGGTCCGATAGGAACGTTAATTCCTCTAATTCCTGCTGCCATCTATTTTCCTCCTTTTATATTTGCGCAAAATAAAAAGCGCCCCTAAGGACGCTCTACGCAATCGAAATTTAGTGAATATATAGGACGATCTGATTCGTCGTCTCCCAAATACAAAGGCGCTGAATTATTGCAACGCATTTGTACAATCGAGCTTTCGCCGACCTGAACTTCGGACAAATTCGTAAGCGCATCGTATAATTCAAACGCTTTGTCTTCCGTACCTGCGCCGTCTCTAGCTTCGCCGCGCACGAGTATTTGAAAGGACGGCCGCTTTAGTCCGGTGTACTTAGACGTCGGAAATCCTCCCGTCAACTTGACCGAGATTGCGGCGCCTTTGCTATCTACCGGAAATTTATTTACGTAATATTTTCCATCGACTTTCGACTCAATGAAATCGATAAGTTCTCCTACACGCATTAGCTCAGCCCCCTATGGACGCCTTCAGCAATCCAGCGTACGTACTTCTCGGCGTTTCCTTTTAAGGGTCGTTCGAGGTATTTATTTCCGACTTCGTACCCCTCGATGCCGCCTGCCGCTTGCGAAGCTGGCCCGAGATTGTAGTCCATTTCGTGGGTCCATATCGCATAGTTGAATCCGCCTTCGACCGCTCGGAAAGAAACGTCTACGACCGCCTTGCCCTTCGCGAGTTTGTAGTTTTTCTTGATACTCGCGCGTAAGGTTCCTTTGTCGATCGGCGCGATGTTCTGCGCAATTCTACCGAGATCGTCGCCGGAATCACCTAACGCCTGCGCGGCACTTTCTAGGGCGCTTCGGTTAGCGTTAGTTATACCGGTTATAAAACTACTCGCATCGAGCGTAAAACTCATAGATACACCTCCGTCAATAACGCTTTACCGTCGATATGTCTCTTAACGTTGATTTCCTTCGGTCTCTTTTCCATTGTTTCTCCGAGTTCATTCGTATAAGAGATTACGTCGGTATAGCGCACGTCAGCTAGGCGATCTAATAGAATACGAGCCGATGCGACGGCTTCCTCGGATTTAACGACGCCGTTGTTGCGCGCCTTAACTGCGGTCGACCCTTCATCGATACGGCATTTAAGCGTAAATTCAGCGCCATCGTTAACCGGGTTTCCCCATCGATCAAGCTCGTCAGACGGTCGCTTCACCGTAATAGTTTGACGCATAGGAAATATCGCCACCTACAACACCGTCCTTCTGATTCGCTTGCCTCCGATTTGGACGCCGTTTTCATCTTCGATGGCCGAGATAGACTCGCGTGGTATAAGATCCTCGTCTTCACTACGTAACGTATCTTTGTAGTTAAACGCAGCAACGCCGGTAATTGAGTATGAGGAAATACCGTGTTTATTCAATCGGTTCGTATCGTTGTACGCGATCGCCAATACGTTAACAAACTCGTAGACTGCTTTGTCCGGTATGACGTATTCAGGAAAAACACGCGTTAAAGTCGAAGAAGCCCGGTTTAATAGCCGCGCCTTCTTATCGTCCTCTGCGTCTATCCAATCCTCGATATCTACTAACATCGAATTGATATATTCGTTTGCGCCTTCGACCGTAGCCGCCAATCGCCTCACCTCCTGTTATTTTGCGGAGGATTTCTTGGCGGGCTTTTTAGCTGGCGCCGGCTTCGGTTTATCCTCCGATTTTATACAAGTAACCCACTTCGGGCACAAACCGTCTAGTAGCTCGATCTCGTCCGGGTCGTCCGTCTCATACGTTCCGTTGTGGTCAAATACAATCTTTTGAGAACTTCCGATCATATAAAAAGGTGTCGCTTTATATACAGCCATTAGCTAGACCCCTTTCCCTCTAACGCCTCCAAACGACTTCGATAATCGTCTAAAATCGACTTGACTTCCGTATTAAGATTATCGAGAAAAACACTGCCCTTTCCGATGGTTCGAGAGTTTACAGCTCCATCCCCAATATGCCTATTTTTAATTGCGCCATCCTCAATATCTAATGACCCGCCTTCAGAAGATTGAAGGTTTTGGATAATGTCACCTAGTTTCAACTCATTCGCAATAGGCATTGACTCGTTTAAACGTTGTTTTTGACTCTCCGTTATCGCCAAATGTATTTCCTCCTTTCAAAAAATAAAAGACGGGCAATTAAGCCCGTCGATTAAGATACAGTCGTTGCGATGTTTTCGAGAATCGCAATTTTTTCGTTAGCGTTTTTAACTTTGATTCCGTATTCCCCGCGAATCTGTCTTGCAACAAAGTCTGCGCCCGGAACACTTGCGTCTGTATCGTATACAGAACGTCCAGTTAAAGGATGTAACGAAAGAATGCTGCGGTCGAACAAAGCGATCTTATCTTTCGGGAAGTTAGGGTCAACAATGACCGTAGCGACTCCGCCGCCAACCATGTCCGAAACAAACGTGCTGATTCTGTGGCCAGTAGCTGCGTCTGTGCGTTCAGTTCGGATAGTGTCTGTCGCCATTTTGGAAATCTGACGAGCACCCGCTGTATTCGTTAAGATTGTATTCACAGAACCGCCTCGGAGATAAACTTGCTCCATCAATGCGTTAATATCTTTAGCTTCTACTTCTTTTCCTTCTAAATTCGCTTTTGCTGATCCTTTAAGATTAGCGAAGTTTAAAAGTCCGCCAGTCATACGTGGCTTACCGTCAATTCTACGTCCATAAATCAACCAGTCGTTGAACTCACGCGCCATTTCTTTCAGTCTTAATTGCACTTGGTAATTGAGTTCATCCGTTACGTTGTGCGTTCTAACAGCTTGTTGTGTGTTAGAAACTGCCGCATATCTTTCGATGATCTGCGTGAAGTTGTAATCAACATAGCGGTCGTGCCCTTCGTCCATGCCTACGCCTGCACCTTCATTTTGCGGGCGTGAAACAATTCGCAATTCAGAACCGGCTTTTAACGTTTCCTGAGTAGTGCCGTCGAATCCTCGAATAACTGTCAGCACATCGCCTGAAACGTCGGTAACTTTAAGATATTCCTCCCCGACAACAACGATAGCGTCTTTACGGAACTTAGATCCGTCATCTTCTGCGACCGTAATCTTACCGTCTGCCCCCACTTCTTTAATCGTTGCTAAGTTCGAGTTTAAACGATCTGACATCCACTCGAATTTAGTTTGGAAGAGAGCTTCACCATTTAGTCCCACAAGCCCTAAAAGAGTCGGCTCGTCTTGAAGAATTAGCTCGATTCCCGCGTCCAACTGACGTACTTGATCCTTAAAATCATAACTCTTTAACATTTAATTTCCCCCTAGTTATTTAGTAGACTCTTTATTTTGTTAGAAATCTCAACAACCTTTGAAAAGTTTTTTTCCTTCTTCGCAGTAGTTAGTTGAGCTTCTAAAGTCTTGATTTCCCCGCCCGATTCTCCGCCGCCATTTGTAGCTTGACCTATTGGCTTACTATTTTGAGTGGATTTAATCAGGTAAGGTTTATTGTCAACGATCTCCCTAACAACACCCTCGATTCCGTGCACTTTACCCTCATCGACCTTAACTCCCGATAAGTCTGCGAGACGTAATGCGTCGTCAACATAGGCGATGCCGTGAGCCGTAGCAATCTTAATAAACTCGTTCGTAATTTTGTTTTGTTCGTCCGCTTTTTTAAGATCCTCGATTTGCTTCGCAAGGGTTTGTTCAGTCTCCGATTTCGCTTCGAGTTCCTTTTTGATGCGCTCGAGTTCCGTCAGTTCTGCGTCTGCCTTTTCTTGCTCCGCTTTTTCGTACGCGCTTAGCTTCTCTTTTAAAGAGTCATAGTCTGCGTATTTAGAGACAGCGCGTTTAACGCGAGACGTAATCTTCTCGTCAAACTCTTCCTGCGTAAGCTCGATTTTCTTCGGCTGATCCTCGCTTGGTTGCGTTGGCGTTTGTTCTTCCGCCTGACCCCCGCCTGCTTGATCATCTGCGTTAAATAACGGCATAAATCGTTTTACAAACATATCGTCCTCCAACCGTTTTAAGGCCGTCGCCTATTAGATAAACCAGCCGTTTAGTTTAACGTCTTAACGTTCGGACAATAAATCTTCGCTTCTGATCGGCGAATATACGTGCTTACATCGCGGATGAAATATCTCGCCCGTCGCCTGCAATTCGTCGTAGGTTAAATAAGGACCCGGCGCATCTATCGTAAGTTTCATGATCTCGCCTTCGTGAAAACGGCAGTAATCCGAAGCCCCGTGCGATGATATTTGCGCATACAAAACGCCGCGATCGACGGCTTCGTTAGTCGTTGCTTCGCGGTATGTCTGCATCATTTTCGTTCGGGTCACCATATCTGCGTATACTTCCGGCTTCCAGCGCCGTCCTTTTGCGTCGACGATTCCGGTCATGACGGATTCTTTGAGTCGCTTTTTTATGTCGTCTCTTATCGTCCGTCTTCCGTTTGTGCCCGACGCCATGTTGTACTTTATAGAATCGGAAACGGCGCGCCTGACTGCGGCTTTTGTTTTCCGGTCTACATTCTGCGTGACCACTAGAAGGTCCGCTTGTGTGTCCGCAATAGCTGCCGCGACCATTGTTTCGTTTAACTCGTTGAACTTTACGATAAGAGCCGCCTGTTCAACTGACTCCGCGACCTTAAGTGAGACAAGCGTATTTATAACGCCTTCTCTCGCAGCAATAGGTACGTTTTCGCTAACCCACCGCGCCGACTTCGTATCAAGATCGGCTAAAATGCGACTGATTGATTGGAGCGTCGCAAGCGCATTGGCTCGTCGGAAATCCGAAATATCAACGCGATCAAGCTCGGTGAGAATGTCTTTGATGGCGGTTCGGTAATAGCCGGCAAGCTGTTTCGCTTGATAGTCGTAGTTAGGTGCCGGTACTTTCGCCATTACTCATCGTCCTCAGTCTCAGGCAGCACTTCCGGCTTATTAAAGATCGACGCATCTACGAAGCCATTTGCGGATGTTTCGTCTTCTTCAATGCGCCGCATGATCTCGTCTGCCTTTTCGTCGTCAACGTCATCCATCGCCTTGATTGCGCTTCTTACATCGAGCGTTGGCTTACCTGCCGTTCTGATCTGCATGATCTCCGCCCACTCTTTTTCGTTCTGCGGAATTCCGTCGTTCCAAACAGCGCGCGGATACACAGCCTCATCAACCTTGATTCGTTTGACTGCCTTCTCCAAAAGCATACAAGTCCATAGCGCGTCTCGGATCGCTTTATCGTAGTGCGCACGAATTCGTTTCACCTTCGAAAGAATCGGCATAAAACGAGCTTTGATTGCAGCGCCGTCTGTATGAGACGTTCCGGTTCCTCCGGAGTTATCTCCCGACATTACAGTCCCAAAAAGCCACTGCGGTGTTTCTGATTGCATAAATACGCTACTAAATAAGACATCGAGTTCCTTAAAAGCCGCGTCTAGTTGCGCCTGCCACACCATATAACCCGGCGTCGGATCGTCTTTTGTTACCGGAATATATGCGCCTCCGAACCGGACCGTATCGCCGTCATCTTGAATTTCCGGCCCATATGCTGTAGGATCGCTGTGTTTCCATAAAATATAATCGATCTGTACTAATCGATCGTTAATCGCAGCAAATGTCGTTTCTAGCTTTTCTAGTCCGCCAATTCCGAAGAACTCGTCGTCAATCGACTTATAGGGAACATGAAAGACCGGGATATGTGGCAGATGCGTTTCTTCAATATCTTCTTCGCGACCTGTCGGAAGTTGTTCGCCGATTTTATATACGGATATGGGTGTACCTGTTGAGGTATCAACTCCGTTCTCGTTCAAACGGAAACGCGAGTAAAGGATATAGCCTGGTATATGTCGCTCGACATTTAAAAACGGAATTTCCGTCTTCTCCGTCTCGACCCATTCAATCTGCGCAATATTGACCGCCTTTAGCTTCTTGACGTTGCCGGCACTGAACTCCGGAAAGACTGCGCCCGCGCTAACGTGTTCGATAATCGCTTCCATCTCGGCGTCTGCTGGCACAGGTAGACCGAGTTTTTCAACTTCCGAGAAGTCTTGACGGTATCCGTAACGCACCTTAAACCATGAATCGCCACGAAACCCATTAGCCGTTGCGCTTTCGTGAAGAAGCTGGTTAATATCGTTTTCCTCTACGTAGCGATTGAGCGCTTTTTGTTCTTCGCTGTCGTCGGGCAGGCCGCTTTCGAATTGAACCGGTTCGCCTACGAGAAGATCGGCCGGCTTCGTGACAAGAATGTCTGCGAGATTGACCGCGATATATAGTTTCTTTAGTTGCGCCGCTTGCGGCGAGTCTTTGAGTACGTCAGTCGCACGCTCGTAAACGTCTCGTTGCCGTCCTTCAAACAACTTTTTCATACGCCTATATTTTGCTAGACGCTCGATTGAGTCAGCCGGAGGAAACTGCGCGCCGGGTCGGATGATACTGTACGTCTTAGTATGCGATCCGTCGTCGGGTTCGTGGTTGCGGTGCTTAAATAAGTCCGTAAAACCCATCGCTTATTCCTCCTTTAGAAGTGCGTCTAACTTATCCGCTTCATTTTGAATATCATCGACTGACTCGTCGGTTGTTGTGTTGTCGGTAATAATTTGCTTCTCGGTTAGTAGTCCGTATCGTTTCATGAATAAGTCAATCGCTTTAACGGACGGTTGTGGTCCGTCGATCAGCGTCATTAATTTACCGTAAACTTTCGCTCTATGGCTGGATAGCATATCGTCTGCGAGTAAGTTCATGTATTCGATGAATGCTGAATCTTGCGTTCGCCATCGATACAACCCCATTCGCGACATCCCTAGTTCTTCTGCGAGTTGCTCCTGCGTTTTCTTCTCGCCGCCTTCCGGCATAATTTCATTCAAAGCGCAGGCCTGGGCGGCTTTCCGCTTCTCAAACGACAGTTGCGCCTCTAGTTGCTTAATTCTCGACATTTAACGTCCCCCTTTCGTTACATAAATTTTGGCTTCGCCTGAAGCACCGTTTTAGCTCGTTTACTGACACTCACCGCCATTTCTAACGCATCCGGTAGGTCATCGTGCCAATTCGAGCCGTACCGCTCAAACTGCTCGAGTAAAAGCGACTGACTACGGTGAAATTCGATCTCACCTTTTTCGATCTGCGGCATGAGCGCTTCTATCCGAAGTTCTTTCCGCGATCGTTGATTTATTTTAGTGACACGAGATCCCGCCGGATAGCCTTGCATGACTAACTCGCGTTTCAGCGTATCAATGAAGAACTCTTGCGCCATTTGAGATTCCGCTGCTATTCGATCCGGTAGATACTCGATGACTTTCTCCACAATCCTACGAAGAAACTTGTCGGGGTGAATCCGTTCTCCGTAAGCATCAATGATGTATATCTTTCCGGTCTTTTTATGTTTGGCAATCGTGACAATAGCCGAAAAGTCGCCGCGCTCTTTACCCATCGCGAAGTCAATTCCCATATAAATTGCGTATTCTTTACGATTGAGTTTGAAATCGGTCCAATACGAAAAGGACTCCGGCTTAAATAGCTGCGAGTCCTCGTCGATCGGATTATTCATAAATTCGGTATTGAACGCCTTTGTGCCGATATTGACCTTTTCGATCATCAGTGCAGGCAAAGGAAATCGCCCTGGCCATAAAACCTCGGCTCCTTCGTCCATTTCCGCTTTGTGTTCTTCATAGAAACTAATAGCTGCGCGCGCATTCGGCGTGGACATTGAGTCTTCCGATTCCGCCTGCATCATCTCTTCGACTTCTTCGTCGTTTGGTACGTACTCTTTGTATATACGTTCGAACTCCGCCCACAAATCGGTCCTCTTCGGAGGCTTGATGATCGCCGGAAAACTGTTCTTAATAAAATCGCGACGCTCGTTCAATACGTAGTTCAGCAAACTATCGAAATGCACAAGTGTTCCCATGAAAATAAACGCTGTTTTCGTAGGATCACCCGCAGGCATAAGGTCTTGGTTAAGCCAATCCTTCGCCTTCTGCCGCAATTCAGGCGTATTGTTCGAGTCAAGCGACTCTAAGTCGTCCAGTAAAACTAAATCCGGTCGCTGCGAACCATTACGGAATCCTCGAATCTGAGTTCCAAGCGACGTGGCTTCCATTTTGATTCCGGTCGTAGTAATAAAAGCCGTTTCGGAATCCTTTTCGTTGCGCGTTTTCTGCTCGTACAGGACTTCGCCAAAGTCCTCCCGCAATTTTTGATTGTACTTAAGCTGACCCGCGACCCATTTGATAAACTTGATCGATCCGGCGTTCGTTTCCGAGATAATCAAGATCATTCGGCGTTTTTTATAGACGATTTCGCGCACCGGATAGGCATTCGATAGATACGCTGACTTTGCGTGTCCCCTCGAAGCTGCCCAAGCGATACGAGCAGTTTTATTCCGGTTAGATACCGAGTCGAGGATCGACGATAACTTGGCGTGGAAAGTCGGCGCGTCGTCCATATCAACCGCGGTCGTCGGTACGAGGTTATCCGGATTTCCCGGGTTCCGCGCTTCCGAAAAGTATTCGTAAAAGAAATAGAGCATATCTACCTCGGCGCGGTGGACCCGTTTCAGCTTGATTAATTCATCGCGGTCTTTCCGCATAAGATCGACGTGGTAATCTGAGTGTTTTCCGGCTTTGATTATGTCGCGCAGTTTCTTCAAACGCTCCGTGACCGCTTCAATTCGAGCTTGCCTATCTTCACGTTCTAAAAACTTGCCGTTTATATACGCCAAATTATCGTCCTCCTTCCGTCATTTCATCGTTGACTTTATTCATCCGTTATCGTATAGTGAATGTAACGAAAATAATATTTTATTACATTGGAGTGAAGACGTATGGCAAACGAAGTATATCCGATCAAAAGTAAACGCGATTTCGAGAAATTAAAAAACGCCCTCAAACCGAGGCGCGACCGTCTATTATTACAACTAGGGACGGCTTTTGGACTTCGCATCTCCGATTTACTTTCGTTGAAAGTCGGCGATCTTCGCGGCCAAACGTCTCTTAAAATAACTGAAGCCAAGCGAGGAAAGACGCGTGTCATTACGTTCTCACCCGCGGTCAAAAAACTCGTAAATGATCTCGAAGGCACTGACGATGACTACGTATTTGCAAGCCGCAAGGGCGCCAAGCCGATCAGCCGCGTCCAAGCCTATCGCATCCTAAACGAAGCCGCCGAGCGCGCCGAAATCGCTAAAAAGATCGGCAATATCGGTACTCACACGCTTAGAAAAACGTTTGGCTACCGTTTGTACGAAATGGACATCGCAGTCGATCGTATTATGGCAATTCTCGGGCACTCGTCCGAAAAAGATACGTTGAAATATATCGGTATCACAGCCGACGAGATTTCGTTTGCTTACGAGAGCATCACGATTTAGGTCGTGGTGCTTTTTGCCGGTAAAGTTCCGTAGCCGAAGACTCTATTAGGACCCGCATGCACCACGGACTTATCATAGCCGACAACACCTACGTCTACGCCGATTAGTCTGTCGTTATTCTGCGCCTTCTCGTACCCTTTCATCGCCGCTTCTAATTCAGCCAATGCCTTAGTCGCGTCTTTTGCTGCTCGCTGTACCGCTTTGAGCCCTTTAATAGCCTCCGAAACATCTACGTCTACCTTTACGTTTAAATTTCCGACTGATTCGCGTTTGTTTTCCGCCATTCACGTCATCCCCTTTGTCCGTTTTATTAAAGCGCATTTTAACGCAAGCACAAAAAGACCTCCGGCGCTGACCGGAAGCCTCGTTCTGATTGCGTTTATTCGTTAACCTTTTCGTATGTCTCTTCGAAAATCTCTTTTTCAACCGGATAGCGCTCGCCGCGAACGCCGGTAACGATGTAATGCTTACCGACTTCAACCTCGTACCAACCTTCAAGCGTTTTGATTGCCGGCTTGTTATTCGCTTTAGGTACCGGTCCGCTTTTCGGATAAAAGCCGATTAATTTGTCCGAAAATACCGGATAACTAGCGTAGCCATCTTCCATGCCGCGCTCAAAAAGAACCGCTTCGACTACGACCGGTCTTTTGCGATACTTCGTCATCTATCCGTCCTCCCTTCGAAATCACACGAAATCAGCGCTTTTCACCGACCACCCTTACGAATACCCTAGTCGGCTACTAAAACGTCTATTTTCGTGCATTTTACGTGTTAAAATCGTTATGCTAGTCCGTACCGTTCCCGCAATACTTTCATATCGGCGGTTATTTCCGCTTTGAGCGCGTCGATTGCTGCCGGTTCTGCCCCGTCCGTAAGTCGTAGTTGCTTCAACGTTTCTATTTTCGTCCGTAGCGCGCTGTTCGTGATCGCGGTCGGGTAATGAACGCCGCAGACGATGCAGTCAAAGTAAGTTTCGACGACGCCTTTTCGTACGGTCCGTTCTTTTAATACGATGGCGGTTCGCTGATTGCATGCGTCGCAGGTGACGAAATTAGGTAGCGTAGTCATGAGCGATCACCTCTCCGCGTTATTAAATGCATTCTCCATATAAACAAAGCATCCGAAGCTGTTCGGTAAATTGCGCTACCGACGATATATTTCATCCGGCCAAAATCGAATTGATACGGCAGTTTAAAACTCACGTCTGATGGGACGATTTTATAGCGTTTCATTTGAACGCCTCCTCTTCGTTTAAATTAGCGTATTAACCCTCTAGCCCTTCCGAGAAACTTCGGATGATTAACGTACGTCTACGTAGGGCCAGACGATTAACACCCCGAGTTTAAAAAATTGTGCGCAAGTTTTGTTCATCAGATCCGGCGGTTTTGGCCGGGGCGCTTGGGGGCGGGCGGCTTCGTCCATTTTTCGCGATTATTATTGAATAACGAATTCATAACGTTGCATAACGAAAGTAACAAAAAGACTTTCTGTTACATTCGCGTTGTTCACAAACGTTGATGCACTGCGGTTGGTATCCGTTCGAGCAGCGCAATGAATCGTATTTGTTTTATGCATCGTACCAGCCCCGCCATGCCGCCATTCGTGCGGGCTGCCTATGCCGGCCGTCATGTATAGGATCGTGCATAAACGGATTGGCTTCGGCTTTCAACCCCCTGAGTTTTCGAAGACCTCGTCCGGTAGCGGCGGCTGCTTGGTAATCGGAAACCTTTCCGGGTATCTCTCCGTCACCCTACCGTCCGCCTTCGTACTATATTATATACACCGCCTGTGCCTACCGTTACATAGCGCCTGTATGACGGTACCCTATTCGGCTAATAAACCGCTGCCTATCGTCTTCTCCTACGCCACCCTACCGTTAGTATGTTACGTAACGTTACGTCTCTCTATAACGTAAGACAGCATATCCGTATGTTACACAAGTATATCTACGTAGTCCCTAACGATTAGTTATCGTCTGTGTGTCCGCCCTATTATCGTTATCCTTTCCGTATGTATTTAAGTACAGCGCCCTCGGCTTCGCCTCGTCCGCAAATAATAAGCCGCCGTCCTTCTATATGTATTCTATTGCGTTATCTGCGGAACGGAGTGACGCTAGGTCTTTCCCTAAGAATAAGACACCGTTAACGCCTAAAAACGGCTGTATCCCATGTGGCTCTAAGCGTCAAGGTGGTTTTAGCGTGTTCTGTTTTCGCCACACTGAAAGGCCGTTTTGTTCTGTTTTCGCCACACTGAAACGTCGACCATCCGTTTTTCGGCGCAAAAAAGAGACGTTCGTCCTGAACGTCCCTACTCTCCGCCTTCTTCGTCCTCTATTTCGAACAGGTCTTCGTACTCCCATCCGCCTGCTTTCATGATCGCGACAACCTGCCAATCTTCGTGCCGACTATTCGTATCGAACCGCGAGATAGAACCCTGCGGAACGCCCGACGCTTCCGATAGCCTTGTTTGCGTCCAACCATCCGCCTTCATTAGTTCTCTCAGACGCGGCCTTACGTTTATGCGCTTGCTCAACTGCACCACCTCCGTATTTATATAAGTAATTATACGATATCGAATATTATTTCGCAATATCCGTTGACATACGTTATACGATATCGTATAATAAAGGTACAGAAAGGAGGTGCACGAATTGATTGAACTAGCTACAAAAATATCCGTCTTGCTTGCGTCGTGGTTGGCGATCATCAAAACCGCAATGGAAATCACGGCAATGAAGAAGCAACGGAAAGCAAAAAGAAAGCGACGGTCTCCCTCCAAGAAGAAACGTCGCAAGTAAACGGACGGGGCGCTAAGCCCCGGTTCAATCAATTATACCACAAATGCGCAAAATTAATACGGTTGATACGTTGCTCATTATCGTACTGGTCGCTTGGATCGCGTTCACGGATTATAACGCAATGCAGCCGATTGACTTCGCAGCCGTCGTTACGTTAATCATTTTCTGTGGCACGGTCACAATAAAAACGCTAATAAAATAAGACGTCGAGCAGCCGTCCCTTCCTAGACTATTACGACGCTAATTAGACGGCGCTGACGTACTAAAATCGTGGAGGAATCGTTGATTATGATCGAGTATAACTGTCCGGACTGTTCATTCGCCCGGCTAGACGTAGAAATCGAACCCGCCGCTAAATGTCCGAACTGCGGTGGCCTTCTAAATATCGAGGAGGAGTTCGCCTAATGGACGTAAAATTGACGGCCCTGGACGGCTCAGTAGTTCCAGCGAAAGCACTCGAACGAGCCGCCGAACTATTTAAAAGAGAACGCGACGACGCACCTGCCGGCTTTGATTTCGGCTTTAGACTCGCTCTAATCGCGTTCGGATACGATATAAAACTATACGAAAATAATACCCAACGGGAGGAATTACGATGAAAAAGACGAAATGGATTACGGCTCTACTCGGCCTATCACTCGCGGGCAACGCAGCACTAGGAATTTACGCAGCTAAACTAAACGAAGACGTCGATATTGCTTACCGCGTAGCTGACGACATGGCTCTCGAAGCAGAAACGGCGCAAGAAACGATACAGCGCGAATACATTGTAGAAGGCGCAGACTACGCAGTATCGGCAGATGACGGAGGCTTCGCTTTTAACCCCGACAAAGTTAACGCTAAACCCGGCGATCGGATCAGCGTAGAGTTTACGAAAAAGCAGTACGAAGATGGCTCCGGCTATAAGAAAGTCGAAGTGATCGACGATTAAAATACGAGGAGGACGACGATATGAAATTCCGCAGATTCTTGTACGGATGGGCTAGATTTTTGGGAGACGTAAACGCAGTGAAGAAAAACGACGTAGGAGGACGCATCATGCGACGCAGCGTCGGAAGGGCTTTCGGAAGGTTGTTTAAATAAGCGCATAGATACGTTATAATACGAAGGTTGTGAGGTGAAAGACGTGAATAGACCGCAGCCAGGCGATTATGACGTATCTGTAGTTTATGATATGCGCGATATGCCCGACGTTAAGAGCGGCCGTTGCGACAATTGCGATACGTCGAAGTTTAACAGTTCGATCAAAGGCGGAGTGTTTCTCCGTAAATGTTCCAAGTGCGGAATGACTAAGCGAATATAGGTGACAATTTGACGATCAAGACGGAGGGAAATGAGTCGCATAAATGAAGATTCAGATAGTAAATTCCCACCAATTCTTCGCTAACGTGTTGAATCTTAAGGCTATTTAATCGAAAATGGAAATTGCTTTACATAATAGTCAAGGAGGAAACGTAGTATGAAGAAAGTCGTTTTGGGATTTATCGCTCTCCTGCTGATGTCATCTTTGTTTGGGTACAATGTCAATGCCGCAGATACCGTCAAGAAGGATGAAGCTGTACAGGTAAAAACAATTCAGGATTACAAAGATTATCTAGCAGGTATCATCAAGAAAGAGGGTAAAGATAGTGACGCTGTCGAAGTGCAAAAAAAGTTTAATTCTCTCTCGAAAGACAAGCAGCAAAAGTTTGTAGACATAATGAATGACGAGAAAGCATTAAAGGAAATAATTGAAACGGATGAACCGTCTCTATCTACTTACACAAAATCCGAGACAACTGCTTTAAATGGGGATTATAAGATAATTTCAGAAGAAGTAAAGAATGAAAAACCTCAAATTTCAACTATGGCCGCAACTGAAAGAAGAGCCGCGTGGGCGCACACACATACCTTATTTGCCGTTCCACTTGTTAAAACAACAATAGAACTTTATTATAATGCAGATGGAAAAACGCTTATCGGTTCCCCTACAAAGGTATCTTCGTTCATAAATTACATTTATTTCCCTCCTGTAAAACTATCAAAGAACGGAACTAGAAAAGGCGGGATGGAAGTATTTTACGGTATGCAAAGATGGGCTTGGCACTTGGTTTCTGCGAAGTGGGGAACTCAGTATGGAACAAGAGAACAGTATATATTCGTTGAAGGTGGTACTCTTAAATCGTGGGGAGAGAACAAATACATTAATTAATCGGAAAGGGTGTTGTTATTTATGAATAATCCAACCAAAAAAAAGAACGAAAAAGAGGTTACAAAAACGAAGTTAGCAGCGAAAGTCCTTTTATTGATCGGGTTATTCTGTGTAGCACTCTTAACCGTAGCAATCTATCTCATGGTTAAATAGAAAAAGCCGATTTGGACGCCTTTGAGGGCGTCCTTTTTCGTTTATTTAGACGCAGAACCGCCCGGCTTTGGAACCGATTTAGTGATCGCCTTGATCATCCGTCTCACCTCCCCGCAGTAAAATCATACCATATTAACGCGCCTTCTTGGCGTGATCATCAAATAACTTTCGCACGGCAACCGTCCATTCCGTTTTAAAGCCTTCAGGCTGGCGGAACAATAAATCCGGATGCACTAAGTACCGTACCTCGTTGCGTGTTCCGGTGACTAATACGGCGCCTACGCCTTGCAGACGCCCCATGATTTTCGAAACGGTGGATGCGTCGTGTCCGATTAATTCGGCTAACGTTTCGCGGCCAATGTACTCAATGTCCACCTTTTCTGCGTTAGGATCGGCGCAAAGGTAGTATTCGCTATAATGAAAGAACGGAATTATCTTGTAAAGCATACCGATTTCATTTAGACGGAGATTAGCGATTGTCTGCCGCGCTTTGACCGTATATACCTTCGTAAATACTTCGTTTTTGATGCGGCCACCCATCGTATGAAAACGGTTGCTTACGTAAATGCCGTCGGCTTTTAGATCGATCAAGCCAAGTTCAGCCAAGCGACCGACTAGCGCATTAGCATTCGAGCGGCTACGGTCAAGCAGACGTGCTATGTCCGACTTATTCATCGGGTCTCCAGCCGCCCCTTTGACGAGCTTGCCGTCGCTTTTGATACGTAGCTGAAGCATGATTTTAACCATTGCGCCGGCTTCCGTAAGTGATAGGTCGCGAATTATAGCGCTGAGAGTATCGTTGTAAGATACGATGTAATTGCGTCCATGATGAAACCGTTTCTTCGGCGCTAATGTCGCACGCAGCCGTGCCTTTTCGAGTTCTTCCGGCGTTCTAATGACGGCTTTTATAGCGTCCGGCACAAATACACCGAGCTCTCCGTCCTCATTTACTACGCGATCATATTTCATCAAACCGCCCCTTTTCGTATTTATCGCAAAACAAAAGACGCCTATTGAGCGTCTGACCTTACCGTTATGATGCCGGTTGCTATATTTACGGTGAATTGTCCGGTAGACTTTCCGTTGACGAAATCGTTGTATCGTTTGCGCGCCGTCTTATTACGTGCTTTTGCGTGGCGGTCCGTGAATAAATTATCGTAAGGGGATCGGGTGCGTCGTTTAGGTACGGCGTAATTGGCGCCGGTAATGTCGTATTCCTCGGCCATCTTGTCGGATGCTTCGCCTGTCTTGCGCGTCTTTTCCATGCGTTCGGACATGATCGGATATTCTTCGGCTGACATTTTATTGCGACGCGTATCCGATAGTTCTTCGTATAAGATTAAGTCGGACAGACGTTCGAGTGCGTTTGCTGGCGGAGTACCGTCGTACTTAGCAAGTAAAACGTCGATTTCCGCGATTCGTTCCTCGCGCTCTAAGGTGCCGGATTTTGTGCGTTCGTATAGAGCCGAAATGGCTTCGTGTAGTTCTTCCTTCGTCAATTAAGCGCCCTCCCTTTTCGATATTAAAATGTAGTCGCATTTTTCACAGCCGTACACAACCTTACTAGATCGATCCTCTAATTCGGCAATGGCTATCGGGTAGTAATGATGGGCGCATAGGAACTGTTTCATACGACTCGCGATACTTACTTTAAGCATCAAACCGCCCCTTTCGTCGTTCCATAACCTTCGCCGTGCGACGCCCAATAATAGTAGATGTCGACGATCTTATTTACCGCAGCATTAATCGCATAATCAACGGCTTGTTGCGTAATGCCGAGCGCCGCGCCCGCCTGCGTTTGCGATAGGTCATCGAAATAGACCAGACGTAGGGCTTCGTATTGCTTTCCGGTCAACGACGCCAATTCAAGGGCGCGGTTCAGATCGATCAGAATATCGCAAGCTGCCATGTCGCCTAAGAAGCGCCGTTGTCTGAGCGTTGTGTAATCGGCTAGAAGCGCCTTAATGCCGTCGGGGCTGTCGAGTTTATATTGCGTTTCATACCGTAGATGCTGGTCGGGCTTGTTCGTCGATGCGCCCATTATGACACCTCCGCATCTATACCGCACAGCAAATGGAGGAATTTAGTCTCTGCGCTAACTGTACCGAACTCAGTAGGATTTATCACATGTGCCGGAATCTCCTCCGATTCGATGTGATCATCATACGGAATAAGGTCGTCATCCCAAGTCACGTCTAACTCGTCCGCGGTGAAGTCGGTGTATGGAAGAACGTTCAGTGCTGAAAAATGCATAAAGTCGTCATGATCATTTTGAATAAAAAACGCACCTTTGCTTTTCCTAGTTAGCACGTCGCAATGTACGACTACCGCATTCATTCCTCGGTATAGAAGGTTGAATAATAGGAACGGTATTGCGCGGTCACTCATCTCTTCGCAATGATAGAAATACCACGAAGGCTTGTAATCAAATGGAGAGTGCTTAATGCGGTCAGACTGCCATTTAGCGATTGTAAGGCCGCCCGTACCGGCACATCCGTCGTAGTTAGTAGTGGATTCATAGCCACCGTCTACTACTCTCGCTAAAAGATGCGCCACAGAGTGTGGCGTAAAATCTTGTTTCTTGTTTTTTCTATCCGCGTGCTCATCTTGAAAGTATTCGTGAAATACGTCCTTCTCAGTGGAATTAAGTTCCGGGTCCGCTACGAATTGGCGGAATACCTCCTCACGACGCCCCCGATCGAACAAAATCTCCATGATTTTTGACGGCGCTTTATATGAATCGTCTATCCCAAAGATACGATTAATTTTTTCCGTTACTGATTCGCCCAATATTACCGCCTCCTTCGTTTGCTTTCCGTATTTAAAACGTCTATAATCGTCTTATAAAATAAGCGAGGTGTGTCCGTATGGCATTAGAATGGATTTCCGCGGTTAATGATACCGCCTATATTTCGTTAGATAAACAACGTCGTATTTACGTCAACTCGGCCGCTAGGTCTTTGATCGGTCTACCGACTAACGTACCGTTTCAACTAACGATCGGTTACGACGCATCCGAATCGTGCCTAGTCGTTGCAAAGCCGGAAAAGGTAAAGACGGACGCGCAGCCGTTTAAATTCGATAAGCGCGCATACAGTAAAGCGGCTCGTCGCGTTTTGGAAGGCGCGGGTCTTGAAGATCGCGAGTTACCGATACGCTTCTATTTGATCGGAGATGGTGAAGCGTCTAAGCAGCCGCATCTAGCCTATCCGAAAGGTACCTACGCGTTCTCTTTGAGTTGATCCGAAAGTGCGCTACCGATATACCATGCGACACGAGATGCGATGCCGTTGCCGACGACTCTGTACTGCGCTGATAACGAAATGTCGTCGGGCAAAACGTAGGTGTCGGGAACGGATTGGATTCGGAGGCACTCGCGGACAGTGAATCGTCTAGGCGCTTCTGTCGGATGAATCGGCTGTCCGCTATTATGATGCGCAGGAATCGTATTAGACGGTTTGATTAACGATTGCACGCGGTTAGCTTGACCGTAAGTGTATTCGCTTTTTGGCGTCCAAAACTTACCACAGTCCTGCCGGCTTGGCTCTGGTAAATCTCCGATAACATCCCGCAACACTTTCGTCCTATAATCTCCTTCTAACGGCTTCGGAAATTCGAAATTGAATCCGAGGTCTTTTCGCGTTCCTACGATAAACACACGTTCGCGTTTCTGAGCCACTCCGTAGTCCCACGCGTTGATTAGCTGCCAAGAAACTTCGTAGCCGATTTCGCTGAATTTCGTTAATAAGCCGTCAAAAGTAGCTCGATGGCGCTTCGACAAAAGCCCCTTAACGTTTTCAAATACGAAGGCTTTTGGCTGTTTCTCGGCAATAATTTCGAGATATCGCCATACTAACTTTCCGCGATCTCCGTCTACGCCTGCGCCTTTGCCCGCAACGGAGAAATCTTGGCAAGGCGGTCCGCCGAAAATGACGTCGGTATTCGGTAGAGAACCGATATCAACCGTGCTGATGTCCGCTTGCTCAACGTGATCGCCGAAGTTATGACGGTAAGCCTTGACGGCGTTTTTATCGAAGTCAAGCGCCTTTACAATATCGAAGCCGGCCGCTTTGAATCCAACGGCTCCGAGACCTCCTCCGCAGAATAATTCAAGTACGGTGAGCCCATTCGCTGTATGTTGCGGTGTTAAGTTAAATTCGCCCATGTATTCGCTCCTTTCGTTTAACGACCCGGGATGCAGTGATACGTCTCTAGGACTTGTTAAAACAGTGTAAGCCGCCTCATCCCATAAAACCGTTCGCTTTCTAGATAAATAACGAGAAGAATAACGTCCATCTTGCGGATTAGGTTCATGATTCGGAACCTCCGTCATTTAACGCCCTCCTTCGCCATAATTTCGTCTAGCCGCGTATATAAATCGTCAAGCGTGCCGTCATTTTCGATTTCATAATCGACTTCGAACCGGTCGAGCGCCGTTTCTGTCGGGTGATCCATATCGGCCGCTTTGAATTTGTCGCCTCGTCTTTTGGCGCGCTCAAAACGTGTTTCGTACGGTGCAGTAATACGTAGAATCTTAAACCCTTCCGCCTTGACCCGTTCATACTCCGCCGGCTTTCGAATGTCCGTAATCAGCACGTTGCTTGGACGCCCATTCCGAAAATGTTCGTGCGCTTTTATGCGGCGGAACAGATAATCGACCCATACGTTGCTGGCTCCAGGCACGTCTAATTCGGTGATTCCGTTAATGAAATCACGCATAGGCTGGCGCTGTTTTGAATCGCCTCGCAGTTCCGGAAATAACTCGTAAAATAGCGCCTTACCTTTTGCGGAAAACGTAAACGGAAAGAATTCGTACATAGTTACGAGATACTTGACGGCTTCGTCTTTGCCGGCGCCCAGCTTACCCGTTATTGCGAGCTTCATAGGCCGGCCTTCTTTAAGCTGACGATTAGTTGCGCAAGCTCATCCGCAGTAAACGGCATGGCGCGCGAGGCTGTAGCCGCTACCTTTGCGAGCTGTTCGCCGAGACGGACTTTATCTTCGTGGAGGGCGTTAATCTCCGCTTGATGACGCGCTAAAGTACGTTTTAAATCAGCCACCTCTGTGCCTAGATTGGCAAGTACGGTGATAACGTCGGATTCTTTCGGTTCGGTAGCGTTTTGAACCGGAGTGAGGACGAGGTGCCTTTCGCTTTCTCCATCGAAATAATAATCACCGTCGCTGCCGGTCTCCAAATAACAAGATCCATCGTCGTAGTCGTCGTCAAACTTTTCTATGGCACTAATATGTCCTATCGGAAAATCATCGCTTTTAGTTACGATAATCTTTTCGCCCAGTTCCGCCTTACGGTCTTCTAAGCGATAGCGCTCACCGCCAATGTGGACGATGTCGGTCGGTTCGAGTACGTGGTAGGTACTGCATACTCCATCCCCGACAAACCATTTTCCGTCGACATAGACGAAGCTGTTATCAAACCCGTTGAAATCGACGTTGACCTCGCCTTCTCTATGAGTATGGTAGACTTTTCCGTAATGACCTATTTCGTAAATTTCTCCTTCGACGTATTCAGCTTTAGTTATAACGATCTTCTCGCCGACCTCCGCGTTCCTATTCACCGCAACATATTCGCGATCGACGCCGAGCGTTTCGTCCTTTAATACGTGTATAGTACGTTTTTCTTCCGTCATTAGAACGCCTCCCTATTTCGTAATGATTTCCGCCTTTAGTCGCTGTCGTCCGAAGCTACGCGCCTCGGAAACGCCCGTAACGTATAAATCGATATGTCCTTCCGTTATTGCATCGCCTCGGTCCTCGCAAGTCCTAACGCCGATACCCTCGATGTTCAGTCGAGTACCAAACGCCATTGAAGGCGGACAGGCGATCGTATGGCCGGTCTTGGTGCGTGCGCCGCTTGCTGTGACGCCATAGTCGGGATGGCCGGGGTTTTTGCCCGTAGACTCGACGTCGTTCGTGTACGCGGTCACTTCGTAGGTATGAGCCGGGCGCTTCGTCTTGGCTTGCGCTGGCTTTGTTGCCGGTTTCTTAGCCTTCGTCGATTTAAGCGTCTCTACTTCGTCCTTTAACGTCTTGATGCGTTGATTGGCTCGCTGTAAAGCCGCTTGGTCGGTCGTTAAAATGGGCGCCGGCTTTTCCACCGCTGGTTGCTGCGTACATAATAATCCGCACGCAAGCGTCATGGTCGTCATTATACCGATGCAGACACCCCCTCGAAGAATTGCGCAGTCCACGGCTCGACTTCGACTACTTCTCGGCGTAAGGCTTCGGCTAGGTCGGTGATCTCCGCCTGTGCTCCGTTACCCTTCCGTCTCTTAGCGTAGAAGTCTAATAGAGCGCGAAGGTTAACGGTTAATACGAGATTAGTAGCCGCGGCTTGCGGTAGGACGGCGCGGGCATCTTCTGCCGGAACTCCTGCTCTGCGTAGATCATCGTATGCTTCCTGCGCCTTTTGCATTGCGTCCTCGAATATATAATCCGCTGTAAATTCGTAGTCACCGAAATCAACCGATTTTTCTGCGGCATTCACCTTTTCCGGAACCACATAATCGAATCCGCCCGATCGGTCTCCGCTGCCCATTCGCACGTACCGCTGTGATTGGACGCTGAAGCTAAAACCGGCTCGGTGCCGTGTTAATTGCGCCAGTAAAGCCCGGCTTACGCCTTCTATCGCAAAGGTGAACGTTAGGTGTTCAAGTGTTGACGTGTGCTTCGATGCGACGATCTGTCGGAATAGCCGGTCGGCGTCCGTGCCAACGCCGCCATCTGATGCGATGTTGCCGAAATACTTGGCGCCTTCTTTGGCTACGATTTCGGACGGCTTGTTGGCGCTGTAGCACGTTCTGATTGCGGATAGTGCGACCGCTTGGCCGTGTGTCGCTTCGTAATCACCCTCGTGATCGTCGCTAAAATCTACGCGAGAATGAGATCGATAGAATTTATCGCTTAATTGCGTATGTGCGAGTAGCTTTACGTTCATTTTGGTTTCCGCCATTTATTCGTCCTCCTTATCCTTGATACTTCGCGTAACATGGTTCGCACATACCTCTGTCGTACGCCCAAGTACCTTTTTCTACGCTTTTCGCTTCGAAGCACATATCGCATATGATAGTTTCGTAGCCATCGTCGTCCTCTTTTAACAGATCCGGCTCAATTATCCGGAATAAATCTGCGATAAACCCATAAGCATTTTCAATGGCGCGATCGCTTTGGTGAACCACTTCTTCGCAAGTTACTCCGTTAGCTTCCATAAATCGCTTAACTCTTGCGTAAAGTTCGTCTTTCATCATATCCGCTCCTTTACTATTTCACCATCTTCTCAACCGTCGTTACTCGAAAAGTTACGTCATCTTTTCCGTACATTTCGCAATCGACGACATAGTCTCGAAAAAGGTCGTTCATATAGACAAGGTCGCCTGTTCCGTAAAGTTTTCCGTTTAAGAAACACGCCTAGATTTGCGTCATTTATTCGCCGCCTCCGTATCCGCTATGCGAACTACCTCCGAAAAAATATGAAAAGATAGTAATAAGTAACGACCATGCAAACGAGAGTATAAACGCCTCTATGAAACTTTGGAAATTAAACCTTCCGTCTATAACGACGCCTAGCGGCTGCATAATCGAATAAATCATTATGAAAATAGTTAATCCGTATAAGACGTGAGCTCTCATCACAGTCGCTCCTTACCAGCCGGTTCGTCGAAATATTCCGAATGCGCCTTCCCGACACCGCTACTTCCGAAGCCGCCCGCACCTCGTTTCGTCTCTTCCAGCGCATCCACAACCGTAAAGGCCGCTTGCTCTATCGGTTTGATGACCGCTTGGGCAATGCGATCTCCTTTGCGGATGATGTACGTTCCTGAATAGACTGTACTCGGAAGATGAGTACGTTCCCCATCGGCGGTGTTGACGTACCAAGAACGCCTGTGAAAGACGCTATGGGGGCCGGCCTCCAAATGCTTCGCACCAAGTATTGTCGCATTATCCACGATCACTCCGACCTCGCCGCCATATCCGCTATCTACCGTCCCTAATTGAACGCGTAGTTTCGTTTTTAACGTAATGCCCGAACGCGGTCGAATTTGCATTTCGTAGCCTTCCGGAATCTCGAACGCCAAGCCCGTCGGCACTAACGCTGTGGCACCCGGCTCGATAATGACATCTTCCGCCGCGTATAGATCGAAGCAGGCGTCCGTCGAATGTGCGTATGTTGGTGTAGTTGCATCGGCTGATAGCCGTTTAATATTTACGTTCATTGCGATTCCTCCTTCAGCTCTTTGTAAGAATAGGCAACGATCTCAGCGCGTCTAATCATATAAGTCCAGCCCCATACGCTAGCGTCAAGAACAATAAATTCGCTATCCTCGCTAATCGCTAGTCGCATCAATACGATATCTAGTTCTTCTTTGGTAACATTCGCGGGATATTTTAGGCCGTTTTTGGCTTCGATTATAATCCGATACATCTACTCGCCCTCCTTCAGTGCGGCGAAAACGACCGCCAACATAGCTGCTTCAATAGTTAGAAACACCGTAAATGCCTCAATTATTGACGGTTTAAAACAGTCTAACCATGTTATAAATCCGAATATTGTTGCTGCTGCAAAGACGAATCTCATCTACTCGGCCTCCAATAATTCGAAATCGACCGATTCCGAGTAATAGCCGTTAGATGATCCGAACCAACGGATAGTCACATCGCCTTTGATGGTCGCAAACTTGTAAAAAGACCACGTATATGAGCAATCGGAGAATCTTTCCGGCGGCTCCTCTTCGCTGATTACTTCCTCCGCCATCAGCAACGGATGACCAATTAAATCGGAAAGGTCTCCGCAAATATCGTTTATATAGACGTCTTCGCAACAGTTCTGATAGTGGTACATCCGGTACTCTTTCCCGCAATCTGTAGCGAAAAATAATACGTCATCTCCCTGCTGCGTGACCTCAACGAGTGTCTTACCGAGCAAGTCGGATACTTTTGCGTCAATAGCGCCCATTTACTCGCCCTCCTTCGCCTGCTTCCCGTCTTCAAACGGTAGCGTTACTACGTATAGTAAGAACGGCGCTCCTGCCGCCACGAACCACCAAAAGCCCGCCGCATGTGCGTACCAAAAAGCCGGCACGATTGACGCCGCAATTAAAGCGCCTTTATTAATCGTCTGTCTCATACGATCAGCTCCTTCGCGTTGTATCTACGTAATAATACCCGCAGATTAGAATATCCGCGCAGTATAAACCGAATTTATTCTGCTTTCATTAATAACTGCGTATAAACTTCTCGTATTGGACATTAATCGGCAGGAAAATAAAAATCCTCATCTTTAAGCGCCACGACCGTCGCCTTTTTGTATCCGTTCCCTTGCATGCTAAAGAAGTCATGCGCCTTCGTCTTCGTACTCAGTCCGTTAATCACGATTGGATTGACCGGCTCATCCGGAAAATACGCATCAAAGCCGAGGTTCATGAGCGCCTTATTCGCGTTGTATCTAACGAAAGCCTTAACGTCATGCGCCAAGCCGACCGCGCCGTATACATCGTCTGTATAGTCGACTTCATTCTCGTATAGATCCGTCAATAACCCGACCGCCCATTCGTGTAGTCCCGCCTTCGTTTCGTCCGTTTGACGATTATAAATTTCCTGCGCCAACAGGCCGACATAGACGCCGTGGATCGCTTCGTCGCGAATAATAAGGTTGATAATCTCGCCGCTCTGCATCATGCGTCCCTGCCCGTAGAAATACAACGGATAATAAAAACCGCTGTAGAATAGGAAACTTTCGAGATACACCGAAGCCACCATCGCTTTGTATAACGAAATGTCGTCGCCGGCCCTGATATCGCGATAAAGGTCGGTGATCAGCTTCGCTTTGCGTTGCAAGTACCGGTTCTCTTTAACCCATTCGAAGACGGCCGTAATAGTTTCCGAAGGCGCAAGCGTTAGAAAGATATTCGAGTAAGACTTCGCATGTACTGCGTTCTCCATCATCGCCATGAAATTAAGGACGGCCTTGCGTTGGTGACCGTCAACATGCGCCATAATCGCAGGCATGCCGGTATTTCCCTGCTCCGTATCTAGCAGCGTTAGGCCGGCTAGCACTTTCATATACGTATCGCGTTCGGCTGGCGCAAGGTCTTTCCACGCGAGAAGATCGCCGTTAAGCGAAATCTCCTCCGGTAGCCAAAACTGCTTGACGTTCTGATCGTAAAACATAGCCGTGAAATTATCGTCTGATTGCGACCAGTTGGCCGCTGTGTATACGTCATTTTCGATAGGTTCCGCCATTATTAATCCTCCTGACAATAATTTTTTTAAAAAAGTTTGATTCGGACACTGTAAAATCACCCCTCTAGATGCCCCTTATAGTAAGAAGCGCTAATCCCGCTTCAAAAACTATAGGAGTGATCAAAATTGAGTAAGAAAATGATTTTTGAGATATTAGAAGAATTGGTTATTCATGTAGGGGTGGCAGTCCTAAAAAATGATGACTTTATGAGTTTTATGTTAGAAATACTTTTTATTGCGTCAATCAAACTTATTTCTTGGTATTTAAAGAATAAATTCTTGTCAGACAGCGCAACTTAAGCAACCTTCTTGCCCCGTATCTTTCGTCCGCGCATAATAAAGCGTCTTTATCCCCTTGTGGTGCGCGTACAGGTCAATCCGATTCAAATCACGCGTCGTCATCGTATCTTTCAGGAATAGTGTAAATGAGATGCCTTGGTCGACGTGCTGCTGAATTGTTGCGATCATATCGACGACTTTAAACATATCCATGTCGTACGCTTCTTTATAGAAGAACCAGTTTTGCGGTGATAGTCCCGGCATTGGATAGTACGTCTTCGAGTTTCCGTAAGTCCGTTCCTCAATACGCTCCATAATCGGCATGACCGAAGCCGTCGCCGACTGCACATACGAAATAGATCCGTTAGGCGCAATCGCAAGTCTATAGGCGTGATAGAGGCCGTGCATATTTACGTTATCGCGGAGGACTTCCCACTCGAGAGGCGTCGGAATTACGATGTCTTTAAATAGCGCCCGCACTTTCTCCGTCTTTGGACGATAATCACCTTCGAAATACTTCTCGAAATAAACTCCGCTCGCATACATAGAACCCTCGTAGCCATCAAACGTTGTACCTGTTTCTTGCGCCAATTCATTCGAGCGTACCAACGTCCAATAATTGACCGTCGCGAAAAATACGTTAGCAAAGTCACGCGCTTCTTCCGATTCGTAGGCGATTCCGTTCTGCGCTAGATATCCATGTAGGTTCATTGCGCCAAGTCCGATGGAACGCATCTCGCGGTTAGCCTTTGCGACGGCTGGCGCGTTTTTGATATTCGTAGATTCTGAGACGACCGTAAGCGCATCGACGGCTAACTTGACGGCGTTTTCGATCGAGCCGCCCGCCATTACATTCGCGATATTAAGAGAGCCGAGATTGCACGAAATATCTAAGCCGATGTTGTCAGGTTCACCATAGTCGGTGTACTGCGATACTTTACTACACTGAAGCACCTCCGAACAGAGATTCGAGAATTTAACGAGGCTGATATGGTTCAGCGCATGTTCACGGTTAACGTTGTCTTGAAACATCATGTACGGATATCCCGACTCGGAACGCAACACGGCCATCTTTTCGAGTAGCTGACGCGGATTGATACGCTCTTTACGTACCGATGGATTATTTACGAGTTCATCGTACATCGCGCCGATGTCCATTTCGTCTAGATGCGTGCCGTACGCCTTATAAACCGTATGCGGATAGAAAACGTAAGCCGGACGATCTTCTCGCGCTAGTTCGATGAACTTATCGGGCACAACGACGCCGATTGACAGCGTTTTGACTCGGACGTCTTCATCTGCCGAGATTTTCTTCGTATCTAGGAAATCGTTAATATCAGCGTGGAATACGTTTAGGTACGCTGCGCCCGCACCCTGCCGCTGTCCCATCTGATCCGCATATCGGAACGCATTATCGAGCAGCTTCATAACGCCGACTACACCTTTTGTCGCTCCGGAAACGTCCTTAATCGACTCACCTTTTGCACGAATCTTCGAGAGATTAAGCGACACGCCTCCGCCCGACTTCGATAGCTGCATCGAAATGTCGATCGCACGTGAGATGTCGTTTAGCGAGTCGTTCACTTCGAGCAGGAAGCACGATACCATCTCGCCTCTACGTTTGCGTCCGGCATTTAAGAACGTAGGCGTCGCCGGTTGGTACTCCTGGCGGATCATTAGTTTCGCAAACTCGATCGCCTTGGCGCCGTCACCTTTTCCGAAGTACAGCGCACAGCAAGCGATGCGATCTTCGTAGCGTTCGAGAATCTTTTTGCGATCGTTCGTTTTCAGCGCGTAGTCATTGTAAAACTTAAATGCGCTCATGAACGAAGGGAATCGGAACTTGGCGGCATAGGCCGTTTTATAGACCGCTTTTATTTCATCAAAAGTATAAGCGTCTAGGAATTCGGTTTCGTAGTAATCGTTGTCGCGTAGATAGTCGAGCTTCTCGCGTAGGTCGTGGAAAAATACGGTGTTTTGATTTACGTAGTCTATAAAATAAGCACGGACGGCCTCTTCGTCTTTCTCGAATTGAAACCGCCCGTCTTTTTGAATCATAATTTCGTTATTTAACTCGATGTGTCGCTTCAAAGCGCCTTCACCCTTTCCGTGAATAATTGAACGTTCTCTTCCGTCCCTGCTAATTCGAACTTGCCGATCACGGGCACGTCATAAAGTGCCGCGATAACGTCAGCAGCCGCGCCAAATCCGTCGCCCCACGCACGATTTCCCGACGCAGCCACTCCGACCATTAAATCGCCGTTATCCTTAAGCCATTCGCTTACCGTTGCGGGTGGCTGACCGAAGTCATAAGTCGGCGTTACCAGCACGAACGGTTCTTCTACGACATCGCCCGTCTTGATTTCGCGTGCCTGCCCGCCCAAACCGGTCTTAGCGATGAACCGCCGCACATTGCCCGTTAGCGAGTAGAAATATACGATCAAGGCTGAACCCCGGTCGCGTACGCCAATAGCACCGCAGTAGGGATGATTAACAGAACGAGGCCGGCGATTTTCGTCGTGATTTCTTCGAATGTCTTCGCCTTTGTGCCGCCTACAAAAATGATAAGGATTGCGAGGCTGAATAGCGCAACGTACGTAATCATTCTCCCTCACCTTCCGATTGATCTAGCGCAGAAAGTTCGGCTTCTAGTTCAAACATCTTCTCATACGCGTGACTAACCTCTCTTTCTAAGTCTTCAATTTCGCTTTTTCCGACTTCGATCATTTCGTAAATTTCGAATAGCTTCGCTTCAATCTCTTCTCGTGTTCTCATCCGCAGCCACCCTTTCTTTTTAATCTCGTCTAGGCTTCGTCCTAGCTTCTTTAGCTGCCGATCAACTTCTGCGCTGCCTTCTTCGCCAAAGTATGCCGGATCTGCTCCGAGAACTTTCGACGCCTCCTCCATCGCCTTCGCAAAAATAGAGTCGTTAATCTCAGTCATCCGCGCTCTCCTCTCCGTTCAATTTCCTCCTCTAATTCCGCAATTCTAGCAGCCGTCCGATCACGTTCGATTTCCGTCTCGGTACGCTTTAGTTCTAGCCGCATGAGTGCGTAGTTGTGGTCGCCCAAGTCCGATTCGAGCCTCCGCTTCATGTCGAGTAAATTAGCGATTGGCGCAACGAAAATGTCTCCGTATTCCATCGTTATTTACCTCCGATCGTGTCGAGGATTTCTTTGATTGCGTAGTATTCCGGATTGAGGATTTTACCAACCATATCAGGTCCGTTAGTTAACGCCGCTATACAAAGTACCGCTAAAGCAAACACCGTACACCAATGAATTACTTGGTACGGATTGAGATCGTAAGTCCCGACATGTTTTTGGTGCTCACGACTCTTCTTCGCGAGTGATTTCGTTAATAACACCGCAACAATTATGGCGGATATCATCATAATCGTAGAAATTACTCCACCAACCACCGCCTGCTTAACGAGCACTCCGTAAACATGTTCCGCCGCCACTCCGAGCTTTGCGGCTAATTTGTCGATGTACGCCATCGCTTTATCCATTTGCGTTCGCCTCCTTCGTCAGATTGTCGTCAATGCGCTCAGTGATTTCCGTTACGTAGAAGATCGTATACCCCTCGCCTCTTAGCGCATCGATCGAGGTCTCAATACTAATTTTGTTACCGAACCGCTGCACCTTGGCATCTTTGTAATCGAAGCCTTCCGCTTTACCTGCGATAAGAAAATAACCGTTTTCCATCTACTTCGCCTCCTATATTTTCATTTCTAACGTAATGTCGTGTCCGCGTTTCTTTAATTCACGATTCAAATTCCGTACATGACTCCGTAATTGCCTCTTCGCAATCTTCCAGGCGATCTTATGCGGGAGCACTCGCTGCCACGAAAAGTACGTGCGATCGTAGAAGCCGATCGAAGCCGCCTCGCCTTTCTTCCATGCGGAGAAGTTGAGCGTAGTGGTCCATTTCGTTGTGGGGCACGACATATCAACGTAGTGTTGGTCGTCAATCCACTTGCGACCGCTTCCGTTAGCGACGTTAATCTCTACACGCAATCAGACCGCCCCTTTCGGTTTCTCTATTACGCCTTCATCGATCAGCCACGCAAGCCCAATCGCAGCCGCATCCGATTCATCAAAGTTAGCGAAGGCGCCATCGTAGCCTGTTAGCCGCCTTACCCCCGCCTCTACTTCGTCCTTTTCTGCGTTGCCCGATCCGGCAACTAACGACTTGACCCGTGTCGCTGATATGCCGAGGTCTTCCGTCTTCTTGCCCGGCTTCTTGTACTTATCGAACGTAAGCCCGAATCGTGACGTCGCTCTTTCGCACGCGTTCCAAGCGCTGAGTACCGGATAGTTAGACCGTGACGTCTTGCCCGCAAAGTCTTCGCGAACCACGTAATCAAAGCCGGCGGTTCCTACATGCTTATCGAGAAACAGCATCGCCCATCCTTCGATAACCTCGGCACGATGCGCGTGTGATCGGCTCGTATTCGGCTTGACGTGGCTAAGCGCCTTGATGGTCGGCTTACCTTTGCGCACCTCTATAATCGCGACGCCCGGACAGGTCATCGACGTGTCGAACGCAAGGCATCGGATAGGCTTGGCGGCGGTCAATTTACTACCTTCCAAGAATAGGCGGACCCCTTTTTCACTTCTTCTAAGGTAATTTTGCCGAGATCCACGCCTTTTAAGAACTTAAATAAATCGCTCATGAATATCTCCCGTCGTATATTCTGCGACTCATCTTCGATAACAAGTCCGGCACTTGATCGCGTAGAGAACCAATCGACGACTTTAAAATTTCCGGTCTCTCGTTTTTTATCGCGTTCGATCAATTCGAGGACATTCCCGCAATGGTGGTGTCTAAAGTGCGGGCTTTGATCTTCCTTATCACATTCGCTGCAATAAAAAATCTTGATTTTCCCGGCCATCAAACCGCCTCCTTCGCGAACACGTAAACTGTATTTTGGGTTTGCACGATTAAACTGTTACTCGCCCTCCAGTCGGAGTTGTATGCGACTATTTCGGTAGTGACAAGGTGTGAATCTACGTCTGGAAAATTGACTACTAGACGTTCCCCCAAACGAACGATTCCGATACGGCATAATTCTCCCGTAAGGCTTTTCTTCCACTCCGGTACCTGTTTGTTTTTTATATTTCGAACTCGGATAAGTTTAAACGACATCAAACCGCCTCCCCTTCTCGTACTCTCTCGATAAGTTCCCAATTAGGAACGGTATAGAAATATCCCCTCGAATAACTTCCGTCAAGGTAGTCGGCTGAGAAATCTGTACACCCTTTTTTCAGTTGTGTAACCACCGCTATTTTCTTTGCGTCTTTATCAAATATATAAGCACCTACTTTAACCTCTTTTTCAGCCTTTTCATACTTAGTTAAATGTTCTTCAATTTCTAGAATCTCTTTTTTAAGTCTCTCGATGTTTTCCCTTGTGTATTTTTGGATCATGCACGCACCCCCTCGATAAATGCGAGCGCCTCCGCGTACTGCTGCTTCGTACTTGCGTAGGCACCCGATTTACGCATCTGCGCCACCTTACCGCGAATCACCGTCATTTCATCGTCCGTTAACGACTTTGCAATCGCAGTCTTAAAGTTGTTGAACGTCCATGCGCCGAGGTCTAGTTCGGGCGGCGTACCCGCATCGACTGCATTTCGGATATATACGAATCTATCAAGAATCGCGTCAATGTCATGCGGCTTGATTTCGAGGCCAAACGCTCGGATGTCCGGCGTCTTTTCAAATTCGCCTTCCGGATAGACCCACGACTTTTTAGACGCATTGACGTATAGAATTACGTAGTAATCAACGCCGTACATCGGTCCGTAAGTCACGCATTGTGCTACGTGTTTCGGGTCCGGCTCTCGCATCGAATGCAAGGACGTCCTAGCCGCGGATGTCTGTTTCGATTTGATTTCGAGGCCGACACGTAAAATTTCACCGTCTGCCGTCACGTATCGCATGATGCCGTCACAAGTCCCGTATAAGTAAAACGTCTGCCCGCCGCGCTGGATCTTATGATTACGTTTGGCGAAGTCCTCGAATACAGGCGTGCCGTCTTCGTTACGTTCGAAGTCAAACGGGCAGATACGGCCGGTCTTTTTACCGAAGTGCTTCGCCATGAACAGAATATCGCGCTGGATCATGTCGCCGATCGCCGTTCCTAGGCGAGTCCATCGTCCTTGATACGGTGGCTTTGATTCGACGTCTTTCGGATCGTTCAGCGCCTTGTGGTAAAGTTCACGCGGACATGCGTTTGCTGCCGACGGTGAGAAATACGGGCGCTTCGGAAATACGTTTGGCGCGTTCGCATACCATCGGTGAATATCCGTATCTAGCTGGTTATCCCACGTCTCGGGCAGCGAGTGCCATTCGTTAAGATACGATACGAGTTCATCTGCGATTGACTGCGCAAATGATGGCTCGGAAGAACCGCCGTTACTAAGTAGTTGAGCCGCTAATTTTCGTTTGTCTGCCGTCAATTAATCACGTCCTTTTTACCTAAAATGTGTTATAATTTAGAAAAAGCTAATAAAATTGGAGGACTTTATTTGAAAATTCAAGAACTAGATCCTAAAAAACTCGGAGAAATGATTATGAGAGTTCCTTTAGGTAGCCACAAACTGAATCATAAATGGATGAAATCAGTTAAAGATTATATGAACCCAAACTCTGATGTCGTTGAAAGTCAATTCATATACGACCTTTACACCCTAACTACAGAAGAGATGATCGATAAATGGTACGGTGGAGAAGACTCTGCCGAAGAGCTATTAAGATTAAGATAAACGAGAGGCTACTTAAGCCTCTTTTTTCATAAACCATTCCTCTACCTTCAAACCCTCGCCCCATCTCCGGCTAATCTCGATGTCCGTCTTATTCGGTATGTTTCCGAAAACGTACGTATTGACCATGACATCCTCGAAGTCTTTTACGTCTTGCTGCGTAAGTGTATCCGGTACTAATAAAAGCGCCTCGTCATGAACAACACACCATAAGCGCCACTCACCACGTCCTTCAGCCGTCTTTCTATCGCATAACTCTTGCAGCGCAATCATGGTCGCCTTTGTTTGTATCGCGGCCGATCCTTGAACGCGTGCGTTCGTTGACTGCGTAAAGACGGCCGAGTAGTGTCCTTTTGCACTCCGATCTTTTGCGTCAGGCAGGCGTCGTTTTCGCTGTAAATGGTCCATCCAAACGAAGCCGTGTTTTTTGACGAACTTCTGATTCGATTCGACCCATTCTTTAACGACCGGAAATCTCTCGAAGAAGCTGTCGAGGAACTTTTGTGCCTCGTGCTTTTCAACACCGATCGCGTCTTTTAGCATGTTCGCTCCGCCTCCGTAAGCAACCGCAAGCATAATGACCTTCGCCTGTTTACGGTAAATCGAACCGTCTCCGCATTCTTCGATCGGCTTGCCGAATACTTCTGCCGCAATAGACGCATACAAGTCATCGCCGCGGAAATAGTTATCGACTAGCTTCGGATCTTGCGTAAAGTACGCCAGGCATCGGTATTCTTGTTGGCTCCAGTCGCCGCCAAGTATTGCGTAGCCTTCGGGCGCGACGAATAATTTACGAGCCTTCTTCGGCTGATTCTGTAAGTTAACGCCTGTTCCGCCGGAACTGAACCGCCCCGTCTTCGCTCCATTCGGATTGAAGTTCGTGTATAACTTTCCGGTTTTCTTGTTGATTAGCTCGGGCAATGCGTTGATATACGTTGAATAAAGCTTAAAGCTGTCTTTATATTCGAGTAGCTTCTTAACTACCGGATACTTTTTCGCGAGTGGTTTAAGTACCTTCTTCGCATCGGTTGACGCTAGTGATTCGCCTGTCACCCGTTCAAGAGCCGGCTTTAGTTGCGCCGGAGAGTTTATATTGACGTCGCCTAATTCTGCAATTAATTCATCGTATAAACAGTCTAAGCCGTCCTTTAATTCGCGCCCATATTCCTCGGCGTATTCTAAATCAATATCGAAGCCGGTCGTCTCCATCTGCTGAACCACGCCTATCAACGGAACCTCTACCGTCTCGTAATAACGCAGTACTTCCGGCATTTTTGCGAGATGCGCTCGCTGGAAGTTTCGTAGATTAAGCGTCACGTCACCGTCTTTAGCAGCATAGGCAAGCGCGATCTCTAAATCGTCTACTTCGTCAAAGCCGATCTTTCCGAATAAATCACCGTAAGTGCTCGACTCGATGCGCAAGTATTTTGTGACAAGGTTCTTAAGAGCAAATGACGGCTCGTTTTCGTTTAGAAGTCGCATAGCTTCCTGTGTATCCCACGTAAGTCCGCGCAACTTAATGCCTTCGCGATCAAGCATATGAATATCGAACTTAGCGTTATGGGCGAGCTTGCCAACGGCTGGATCTTCGTAGAAAGATCGTAGAGCTTCGTTTACTAGGCCTCGGCTTAATTGCGGTCTATCCGTTTTATGTCGCGTAGGAATATAAGCGTGTACGTCCGCTTTGATTGCCGTGATGACATGGCCGACAATATAATCGTTCCACACGTCTACGCCGGTCGTCTCTACGTCAAATACGATTTCCTCTTCGTTTTTGAGCAACGCAACAAACTCGGACAGCCGCTTTTCATCCGTAATCAGCCAATAATTCTCCGGCGTCTCTTCGACCATCTTGCGCAGCTTTTCTTCGCGGTTCTGCGCTTGCACCGTTTTCCACAGACGCAGCGCTTCCGCCTTGCTGAATTTCTTCGGCTTGCCGGCTTTATTAACGCAGTCAGAAGGATCGCGCGTCAACCTGCCGTCCTCCATAGCCGCCTTAACTTCGTCTAATTTCTGCCGATCCGAATCGCTCAGTTTGCTTGCGTATATGCGACGCCAGGCATCCTCGATTGGCTCGATGGCGTTGGCCGTTTGCTTACGTTTAGCAACTTCGGTCGCCGGCGCCGCTTCTTTCCGTGCATTTACGTTTAGTTTTAACGGCTTGATTTCCACGTCGCGTCCTCCTTTCTTCGTTAAGAGTCGACTTCAGCCGTCCACTTCCGCCTATGAACCGTCTCATTGTCCGCATAAAAGTCCGACCAGCACCCCGCATCGCAACAATACACATCGTAAAGTGAGTCGTAGATGGCGCGCTGGCCTTCGTTAATGTGCGCTTGACAGGCGGCGCATTTAGCTGCGGTCAAAACGTGCCTCGACCGGAGTGATTAGCGTGAGTGACGATTTACGGACGTACCAGTCCTCGTAATATCCGCTACGACCGATCGCCTTAATTTCTGGCCCGCAATTATAGGTCGAATCCGCGGTAACCTCTCCGATGCCCTCGTTTTTAAAATAAGCCGGATCATCATACGCAACAATATCGCCGACTTTATATTCGTCAACTTTGCGTCCGATCTTCGCCCATTGCTCTTCTTCTGCGCTAACCTTTTCGAGTGAGGACGGTTTTGCGTAGTCGTAATCACCGTCACCGACGAGTTCGAAACGTAAGTCTCCGTCTTCGTCTGCTAAGTCCGTAATTTTAACGATCGCTCCTCCGACAATGTCGCTAAAGTACGTATCGCCGACCACCTTTGCGTAATCTCCTACGGAAAACTTAGGCGCTAATTTCGCTTTAGCTTCCGCGACTTCTGCGTCGGTTGCTCGCGTCAAATCTTTAGCATCAATATAACCGTATACTTGATCCGTGTGTTTAGACGATCCAGTCACGTTAATGAAATCGACTTTAAAATCGAATCTGCTGGCGCCTTCCGCAATTTGAACGATATTACCTTCGCGATACTCCATAACGTTGTTGATAACCTTCGCATAATCACCGACTTTTAGTCGTACATGCTTCTTGCGGAATGGTCCGTAATCTACTCGGGCAAGGGCATTTAGTTCGCCAACATCGTCATAAAAATAAGCGTTTCCATTGCGTTCAATCTCGTTGATTGCATAAAACGCTCCGGCGGATATATCGAGACATCCTTTATCCGGCAATATTAAATCGCCGACCTTCGCCTCTCCCTCAACGCGTTCATACTCCGCACCTTCATACGAAACTTTCGTGATTTCTCCGCCCACCATATCGAGCGTCTTTACGCCTTTTAATGCCGCCATCGTTTCGTCCTCCTTTTATGGACCGCCCGACCCGTTAAGGTCAAACCGCCTCCGCTTCGTTTTCTAATGCCGCCAAGAAATCGCGATCTAAATTAAGTTTTAGTTCGGTCCATTCCCGCTTACCTTCGTTACGTTTCGGCATCCAGTAGTCCGTAATACCGCGGCACTCGAACATGTACGCTTTGGTTACGTCGGCTTCGATTAGCACTCCGATAAAATAGTCCGTGTCTGCTTTCGTGTACGCCAGCCCCGTATTTTTGCGTCCGCTGACCGTCAGGTAGCCGCGACTGTCCATGCGATCACGAATCGTCTTTACTTGAAACCGCTTGATCTCGCCACTAAACGGATCGGCTGCGAGAATATCATACGGCTCTTCGGTTTCCGGCTTGCTGACGCCTGACCAGCCGGCCGCCATTAAGGCAGCTCGGGCGATCATTTCGGCGAATTTGCCGATCGTTTCTTCTTTATGCGCCATCTATTCGTCCTCCTTCGGGATGTGTTCCGAAATAATAGTGCCGATGTTCTCCGCAATATCTGACGTACAAACTCCAATCCGATCAATGCTATCTATCGTTGACTCGTTATAATTCCATTCGAGATTATGGTAAACTACGTCACTATCAATCTCGACGAGGGCCGCAGATAGCACGATCAACTCCGCCAATGAAACCTCTATGGTGACCTTCTTCGATAAATCTAACGTCTGCGTTTCCGTTTTAATCTCTCGCATCTATGCGCCCTCCTTAGAATCCGAAGTTTTTTTCGGTTGGTAGTTCTTCGTCTGCTGCCGTCTGCTCAACTTTAGGCAAAGCGCTTTTGTCAATGCCACCGACCGCCTCGCTTAATAACGTAACAATATCGTCCTTTTCGCGGAAATTAGCGAGTTCTTCAAAGCCGAAGTCTGCTCCGATGAACGCTTTTGCTGCTTCGATTACTTCGTCTTCAACGTCGCCCGATTCAAGTGAATACGACTTATCGACTTGTTTAAAGAACGCCGCCTCTCCTACGATGGAGTATTCCGGATTCTTCGTCGCCTTCTGCATCGTCTTCTCGATTTTGTCGTAGTCAGCGATTAGACTATCCGCGTGGAATTCCGCGATATCAATAACACGGTACGTTTTATATTGCGGATCATAAACCGGAATCATGAAGAACATCTTACGTTTTGCGCCTGCCTTGCACGATAAGCACTCGTCTTTACCTGCTCGCAAATAATTCGCTAACTCGGCTGCCTGAACGATTCCTTTCGGCGAGTGCGAGCACGTATGTTTACGGAAGTTATGGTCGTAGCCTCGACCGTTATACGTCTTATCTTCGTGTACAAAATAGATGAACCAATCGTCAGGCGATCCTAGCAATACGAGTGTGCGTCCGTCTTTATTGATCTCGCCATGTCTGCCGAGTTTTACGTATCGCGTGACACCTTCCGGGAACTCGCTTTCTCCACTCGCCGCTTTATCACGTGCCTCTGATCGTTGTTTAAGAATGTCTCTAATGCTCATCCGATTACCTCCGTTAATTTGTTTTAGGGTTTGACCCTCGCAAAACACCGGTATCTGCGCCCGAGACGCCGCCAGCGCATGGCATAGCGACGCGACAGTTTTACTTAACGAACGCCCCGGTATTCTCCGAGCGTCGGCGGTCAGTTGCCGCCTTTGGGCCGTCTCTCTTCGTGCACAATCGACCAGTACATGCCGCCGATAATAACGGTTGCGGGGATTCCGACGAATGTTAGATAAAACAGGAAGTCGTCAAGCATATAGAGCACCGAACTTTGAAATCTCCTTAATGTCGGATTCCAATTTTTCTTCGCGTGATCTAAGTGCTGCGTACTCGACTTCTTCAGCGCTTAGTTTTTCGTTGATCGCGTCTATCGTCTTCGGCGCCTTTGCCTTTGCGAGATTGACTTTTAGATGCGCGATTTCTAGATTCTTCTCCGCGACCGCAATCTTCAGCGCACGTAGCGAACGGTTTTTGTTTTTGATGATCGTGTTTGATTTACGTTTGATTGCGTCTTTAAGCTCTTCCGGCAGTAACTCCGTTTGATTCGTAGTCAATGGCTCAGACATCGCGTAAACGGTCACGATAAGGTCGCCGTCCAAAATCATACGAGTGCGTGATTTAATATGATCGCGTACTTCGCAGTTTTTCCCTTGCTTATTTTTCGTCGTGCCAACGTGTACAGCCGTCTGCATTAGTTGTTGTAGGCGTGATTTAGCGTTATGTCGTTCATATTCTAAACGTTCAACGGCGCGATCTTCTGCGTGCTTAGATACTCGATATTGTTTCATCCGACGCGCACCGCCTTAATGGTCGCAGGACGGTAAAAGTCAGCCGGATCATCTTCGCGATATAATGAACCTTCGTATTGTAATTCCGTTAATTTTTGGATGTTTACTACGGGCGGGAAATCGTTTGTAGGTCGTTTCATAGTACTTTAGGCTCCTTTTCGATTAGGTTAAACGTACTATACGGAGGGGTGTTCGCATAGTGTTCGCTTGAAATTCGCTTGTCAAGCGATTATTATTAGGTTACGTAGCGAAGCCCTCGTGCCTAGATACGTGGTTATTCAGAAACGACTAAGTAGTCGCGGTAATTACCGTGTTGCTTAGTATCGAATGAGCCAGCCAGCTTTTCGAGTTTACGGATAACCGTTGAGTGGTGCAGACCTAAACGCTTTCCGATTGCCGTCGGGTTTGGTCGGTCGCATCCTAGGAACGTTTCGGCGATTTGCCTCGTCGTTTCGTCCGCTTTTTCTAGTAGGGAGTCAATCAGTTGCCGCTGATCGGCTCTTTTTTTCGTAAAGTAAATCGTTTCCGGCGTTTCTTCGTCGACAGGTTCGAGCGTTGCCGCGCTCTCATCGTCTTTGCTAAAGCTGTTTACTACTTCGTAATTAAGCCGTGTTTTTCTATCTCGATACATATTCGCTCTTTTGTTTCTAATGCTGAACTTATAATAATTTTCGAAATCAACGGATCCATTAAAGTCTCGGATGCACTTCATTAAAACATCTTCGTATAACGCTCTAACTTCGTGAGCTGTTGCGCGCAATGACCGGGCGATCTCATTGAATTTAAGGGAGTACCTTTCTATCAGTATTTCATAAATTTTCGAAAAGGAATACTCGCATCCTGTGAGTTTATATTCTGTAACGTAACTATTTAGTTTTTCTTTCAAATCTTCCACCATTCCTTTCTCCTACTCTATAATACCCGGGCCATTTTCTATCCGCGCATTAGTTTGATGTTTTTTATATTTTTTCTTCCATGACCATATATTAGCATCTGAGAAGGAGAAGATTGTGGTTTTTGGATAATCTTAGTTTTTTAGACTTTTCCGAAAAATATTAAAAAAAGACAAAAGAAAAAGGCCAATTGGCCCGATCTTTTATCCGCCTACTTTTATTGCGCTTGTTTGTATCGGTGTATTTTCATCTGCTAAGTCTTTTGTTGACCCTTCGGTATTAAGAAGCGAAAGAACTAATGCCCCTAAAACAAAACCCGTTAATAAAATCTTTTTCATAAACAACAGCTCCCTTAGTTTTTAATTTTATCGCTTTTAATGCATTAACCTGATTAGGGTCTACCCCAACAATACGCAAGGTCTCCGCTGCGAGCGAAGCGAAAAAGAAGTTCATCTCTTCGTGGAAATGGCTGAATGCTTTATATATATCCCCCAATTCCCTCCCCTTAACGTAGTTAAAGTATACTATAAAATCCTCATCACCCCCTAGAAGTAATTTGTCCGTGAATGTTGTTAGATCAGGTAATTTACCTCCGCTTAAGAAATCAAAAAGCGTTTTGACGAATTTTAAATTATTCATTGCTTCAGAAATTAAGACATCTTCATTTGTCATTTTTGCATAGTCTACACTTTTAATTAAATAATCTAAACATGCTCCTTTGTCTTCATATAAGTTGCACATACCCAAATAGTAATAACCATCCGATATATGTTTATAATTAAGTCCAGTTTCAACCAGGACCTTTGCGTGTTCTCGGCATAAATCCAAATCATTCAAATGCAGATATGCAGGGGCTAGTAATTCTGATAAACGATAAGAGAAGGACTCTCGGAAAAAAGCTCTTCTTTTTCCTATCTTTTTAACGGAATTATTTATATCGTTTGCTACCCGCGCCATTCCAAGAAAATCTCCTTCATAGTAAAGAGAAACGCAGATATAAATATCTTTCAATACCGCGAGGTCTTTTGAACTTGATACTTTTTGGTTCTTTACACTCTTACACAATTCATTGAAATTAATCCTATCAGTCATGAAATCTAACAAAATACTATACATTTCAACGAATTGCTTAACGCCTGACTCTCCCTTACTTTTTTCAAGGAGCATCCGCAGTAACTCTGTATCTCTTTTTAAGGCGGCATACTCAAAAGCCTGTTTAAGCCATTCAGAAGAGTCAATTTTCATACACCATTCACGCATTGTTTCGTGATATTTCTCTTTGTAGAAGAACTTCGAAAGTGTTACCAGGTGCTTAAATCCGATAGACCCGCTATCAGTAAACTCATATAGCACATCCTGGTTAATTCCTGTTTTTGTGGAAATACATGTTATACTTAAGTCGTATTTTTCTCTGAGGTTGATAAAATCATCTTTAATTGACTGCATAATACACACCCCTTATAGACTTGCGCCTTCTCTCTGTTTATAATATAACATAAATGCACACTTTTGTGTGCGGTAATTTAAGGAAAAAGGAGATTTTTTTATGATTAGTTATGAACCGCTTAGGACTTACCTGGCTGAAAGAGGATTAACAACTGGAATTCTAAGAGATAAAGTCATCCATAGGAACCTTGTTACAAAGATTAATGAGGACAAGCCTGTTAGTTTATCAACTATAGAAGCCGTTTGCCTCGAATTGGACGTGCCTATCGAAAAGGTTGTCCGTATTCTTCCAAATCCGCCCGAATGACGATGGAATCGGCGCGGTTATGTGGTATAATTTCCTTCGTAAAGCGCGTCATTTTGCTTTGCGGAGGTGTTTATCTCGCAGTATTCGGTCGTCAATTGCCGGATAAAGGAACTGTGTTATAAACGTGGTTATACGCTTATCCAACTCGCAGAAATGGTCGGTATCTCAAAAACGCAGCTTTCCGATTACATAGCGCTTAGAAACGTCCCTAACGTTGAAATGGCATATTCTATTGCGCGTTGCCTCGACTGCCCGGTCGAAGCATTATATAATTGGCGTCCTTTATCCGGTAGCAACACGGAGGGTTAAGACAACCTCCGCCGACCGAAAGTTCGGATATTCCCGAACCTCACGTTAATACTTACCGCCTCCGCACGACTAACAACTCGCTTAAGAGCACCCTCACCTTTCGCCATCAATAATTCATTCGCATCTTTGTACCCTTCCGTTATATAACCGTGCGCAAGCCTGACTTTGCCGCGCATCTTTAGCTCGACCTCCTTCCGAAGTTTTTTACCGGCTTCGTCATTGTCCGTTATTACTATTAAATATTCGATCGGCGACTGCGCGATTATGTCCGCCTTTTGGTCGGAAAATTTGCTGCCGCCTGTCGCAATGCCGCAATAGCCTGCCGTACGCCACGAAAGCGCATCGATTTCAGCTTCGGCAAGCACCGCTGTTTTAGCGCGATCGGCATAAACGGTTTCGATTCCGTAGATTAATTCACGGATCGGAAAGCCTCCTTTTGCGTACCAAAAAACTTTATTACGGGTAGATCGGTATTTTACGTTTGCCAGGCGCTTGTTGGGCAGCCGCCACGGTATCACTACAGTTTGTCCAATCATGCCTACGCCTGCTTTGCGCTGGACTTCTTCGCTTATGCCGCGGTGAGACAGATATATATTCGGACCGATTTTAACGTCCGCCAATAAATCCTCGGCTAGTGGTTGTCTAGGCTCAACGATTTTTAAACGTGGAATGCGGAGTTTTAGGCGTTCTCCACCTTCGCCAGTACCATAAGTCTCCGCGAGGTAATAAGCCGTTTCTTCTTCGGTTTCTTCGCGCAGAAACGCAAGCAATTTAATGAAGCCGCCGCGTTCGCCCGTGCCACTGTCTCCGAAATAGCCGGCTTTGGCGGTCGCTGTGTCTTCGTAATATACGTAAAAGCTAGGTGTTCGGTCGTCGCGAAATGGGCTTGCCGCCGTTAAACGGTCAGCGTGCCACGTTGGACGATCCCATTCGTATTGCTCTAATTCTTCTCGAATATCTACGTCTGTTGGGACGCCATTGATCGTTAGAATCGACATGTATATACGACTCCTTTCGTTATATTACACTATTCTTATGTGTTTTTCCGTCGTAATTTGTCGAAAATATTCAGAATTATTTAGTTCAATTCATGGTAGTGATTCCATTTTTTAGAATCCGAAAGCTTCTAGATCCCTTTCTCCGGCCGCTACTTGCTTAATTAGGCCGACTTGTGGCAAATAAACGATCTCTACGACTTCATCTTCGCCGCCATCGCGACCCTTGTTGACGCCAACCAAGCCACGTCCTTCCCGTACGTTCGTATCAACCGGTATTAGTACCGCTGCGTCTTGAAGTAGGGCAGACGTTTTCATGACGTCCTTACGCTTCGGCAACTTAATTTCTCGATTACCATCTTCATCTTCGGTCGCGTCGTCCTCTCCGGCTTGTGTAATGGCGAAAATGACAACGTCCATCGTACCGGCTAATCGGCGCATCTTTTTAGACGTATCAGCAGCAGCGCCGCCTGTCGTCTTATTCGAGTTGGATTCGTAATCTAAGTAATAAAACGGGTCGACCATCACAACGTCTGCGTTCGTTTGTTCAATGTCCGCTTTAAGGTCTTTTAGAGATCGTGAATCGAAGTCTTTGTCGTCAACGGCACGAACTGTAATAGATCCGGCTATTAGCGTATTTAACGTCGCAATAAATTCCATAAAAGCCGTCTCGAATTCTTCTGATAACTTACCTTGACGGACTGACCTCGAATCAAATCCGGCCTCCATTTGCTGTCCGTCGATTTCGGTTAAAGCGACGCCTTGATCACCGGAAAGCGAAACATAGATGCGTACGAGTACCTCGAACCATCCCATCTCCATCGACCATATAAGTACGTTAGCGCCTTGAACTGCGCAATTAATCGATTCTTCTAGCGTGATCGCCGACTTACCTCGCCCTGACTTTCCGTAGACAACGTACATGTTCGAGCTGACATAACCGCCGATTGCCTTGTTAAGCGCAGGAAACTTGCTATTCCATATGCGAAAGGACTCGCCAGCCTTGCGTTTTTCGTATTCAGCTCGGAATTTATCGACGTCTGTCACGACGTTTGTTCCTACTGTTTTACGAACGCTTGTTCTCATTATATTCTGTTCTGCGATGATTTTCAACCAATCAAAAAATTCCTGTGGATTTCCGTTTTCTTGCGCTTGATTGAACCGTTTTGCTAGCTCGGAATCTGCCGTATTAGCAAAGTCATGCATAGCAGCCGTTTCCTTCGCCTTCTTAGCTAAGTATTCAAACGGCGCTTCGATGCTGAATTCCGGTTGGAAGGTCGGAACTTCCGTCGCTACCATTTCGGCTGTCGGCGCTTGATTTCCGTTCTTTTCCGCATAGGCGCTGATATATTCGAAGGCAGACCGTTCGCCATCCGTTTGAAAATCCTTGCGCGTTAGTCCGTAGCGCAATAAAACCGTCGGGTCGTTAGTTTCGATTACTTTCGATAAAAGGCTAGTTCCGAAACTCATCGGCGTTCAGCTCCCTCGCCCGTTAATTGCGCCATAGTTGCGTCCATTTTCGCCTTATACGATTCGTCACCGGTTTTTTCAAACTGTGCTTTATTCCAGTTGTAAATATCGAGTAAGTTATCGGTCTGTGCCGCAGCATCTTTACGTTCCTGCTTACGCTTTTCCGCTTCAATCGCGCTGAGCTGTCTCGGTGTTTTCGGCTGTTCTTTTGCCGCCATATCATCCGCCTCCGTTTCGTAGTTTATTAGATAAACGGTACTTCTAGCCGGCGGATAGTCTTCGAGGTTAAAGTCCGCCAAGAAGTCCTCCGCAACAAGCGCGCTAGCCACTAACGTCATGTCCGACTCGAACGCTTCTAGCCATTCGCCGTTGATCGCGTCATATAAGTCGTATTCAATATAATTAAAGACGACTTCTTTCGTCGTTTCCTCGATGTATCGGGCGCAATCAACGTAGAAGACACGTCCTTTATAGCCTTCGGCCGCCACTAGATCGCCAGTTTTATAAACCGGTTCGTGATCCGCAAATTCGAGCGCATCTAGTTTATCGAGAATGGCGAGTTTGGCTGCGCCTTCTCCGTTAGCTAGCGAATCCGCAACGAGTAGATCGCGTAGGTACTGAATTTCCGTTATTGATAGTCCGCTCATTCCGGTCGCCTCCTTTTAGTAGCGTACATTTTCCGATTACGACAATAAACTGCTCACCATCTCCGGATTTTCGTAAATATTTCCGATGACTCTCCCGTTACTACCAACTGATTCCCATTCTTGAGCAAACTCCTCCATTCCATGCAAAGGAGCGCTCTCATCCCCAATTTTAAATGGGTAGAAAAGATACCCCGCAAATTCAGTTGAGTAACTAACTTTATACGCACAACCTCTTTCCTCCATATAAGGGGTTTGATATATGTCTTTTTCGTAAATTTCATTGTCGTTCTTATCTCTCAATCCTGTGAACTGCATATAATCACCATGTTTATCAGCGAAAATTTCATTAATATCACCATCAAATGTTGGTGACATCATCCCAATTCGACTTCCATACCAACCTCTAAACTTGATTTCTCTCATTTACAACGGCCTCCTTTTCGATTCTCCCCCAAACACGACTTCCCTGCACTGATCAGCGATCCGGTCCGCCAGGCGTGCCTCACCGAATACGGTCGGTAAATCTGCCATTCGGATATTCGACGTGTAAACGGTCGGCATCCGGTTAGTCACGCGATAGTTGATTATCGTATGCAAATCGCCACGAAATCCGTCCGTTACGTCCCTTACGCCTATATCATCCAGCACTGCGAAAGGCGTCCGTTTTGCCGCTTCTAGCGCGGCATAATATCGCTTTGCCGCCGGCTCTGCAATCGAATCCGGAACTCTCGGTCTATTAAACTCGTTGTATTCGTTTTGCCACGCATTGACGTCGAGAAAATAAGCCGGTCGCTGATCGGGCTGAACGCCGCGTTTTAATGCGCCGATGTAATGGGCGATTAGATAAGCGTTGAGTAAAGCCGCCGCCGTCGTCGTTTTGCCGGTGCCTGATTTTGCGCTATATAAATACAGCGATTTAATACGGTCGGCTTTGGCATCAAATTGGCGATCAAATGTAGCCGCATAAGCATCCGCTGCCTTGTAAGCTCCGAGTTGGTCGGCACGAGCAGGCGAGTTTTTAAGCGTCACTAGGCGATAGTCCTCCGCCAAGCCAGCCGCCCCTGACCGTCCGCCTGCGCCGTCTAAGCCGTGCAAGCCGAGGTAGAGTTCGCAATGTTTCGTACAATTAACGCCGCCGGCTTGGGCGCATTTGCTTGCGAGTAGGCATCGGGATTCATTCGTCATTCATAGCCGCCTCCTTTCGGTCGATTCGTTTACGTAAAGTTCGTTCTTTCTTCGAGCGCATCTTTTTATCTTCGCCTTTAACGCGCGGTTTCGGATACATACCGTCGCGAGTAAAGTCGTATCCGCTAAAGTCCTTAAAAGTCTGCGTTTTAAGCCAGCGATGAGGCGTCAATTAAGCGCCTCCTTTGCGTTAATTTTTAGGAAAGAATAGATGCGGAACGATGTACGGTTCTTTTCCGTCGCCACTATCCGACACCGACATTATCATGTTTTTTATTCGATGATGCTTCGGAATCTCATGAAATAGCGCATCATAGCCGTTTAACTCTTCCGAAATTTCTATCGTTTCGTCGAGGTAGTACTTACCTCTCGTTCTGAAGTATGTTACATTAACCGTCTTCATTCGCCCTCACCCACTCTCGAATCGTCAATGATTTTAAACATGTCGCTATGTCGGTTTACGAAATCTAATCCTATAAACGGTTTATCATATGGCGGGAATTTGTCTTCGCTGGAAACGACCATACGCTCAGTCCCTCCGTTACGAGCTACGTAATCTCCTTCACGAACTTCTGTAGGCTGTGGCACGTTTAAATACTCCGCATGCACTTCGAGTCCTAACGCACGTCTTAACGCAATAGCCTTGCCGATGTGGGCGTTGAAGCAATCGTTAGGTGCGCATTTAGCGATTCCCCTCTCGTTAACGTAACCGAGTCTATACGACTTTCGTAAAGCAACAACGGTTCTTTTTTCAGTATTAACGATAAAGTCGGTTCTAGATGTGAAGTTTCGTCTGATCAACGCTGATACGTCTCTCTTTGCCTGCGCTACGATCTCATCCCGTTTCTGCTGATTCGATTTCTCATACGTACCATGCGCCGCCTCAATTTCCGCATCGAAACGCCCTTGATCGTAGCCGCTTTTATATGAACGTGTTCTTAGCGCCTTCAGTGCGCCCTCGACTAGCGAAACTAACTCGTCATAGCTCATTTCGTCTAGGTTCGGAGTTGGCGTGTGTTCTCCGACGATGACTTCGTATTCTCCTCGCCAAATATCTTGATTAAAGCCGGCTCGCACGCCGTTTTCCGTTCTATGTGTCACCGTAAGAACGTCACCGTTTTTATAATAACCCGCCGAAAACACTGCATCCGTAATCAAAATTCGCTCGCCTACTCGTGCCTTACGTTTCTCCGTCTTATATTGCGTCATCCTAAAACAACTCCCCGTAGTTTATTTGCGACTGCGCCGCCGCCCTTTGATCGTCTTCTTCCGTCTGCTTAGCCGTCTTTTGTTTCGCAAGCAACGGCGGCAGGTGCCGGTCTCGCATATACGAAAACATAAAGCCGAAGTTGCATCCGGGCCATTGAGCCGTCGGCTTCTTAGCCGCAAAGCAAGCGTCAATGAAGTCACGTACGATAACCGCCCCATATTCGTCGATCATCGTCTTTAGGTTCCGCGCTTCCATGCCGCGGTTGTTTGCGACGTATTTGATGCCGTAGACTTCGAGGTGGCGGTCGTGCAGATAGACGATGAAGTCGCGTGCCGTCCATTTATCGATATGCTTTTCGTTCATGAATAACGCCTCCTAATCTTCGTCTTCAACCGTACGCTGATTTTTAAAGAATGTAGCCGAAACGAGCTTACCTACGATATTCTTTAAGCCGTACGCTAGTTTTTCGAAAAATACTCCGATAAAGTACGGAATCATCATCGCGAAATAAATAGGATAGAGGACGTGATTAATTCGTCGTTCAATTGTTTCTTTTCTCCGCCATTCCGCATCTGTATATACCTTCCGTAATCTGCGTTTATGCATTACGTATTCACCCCTTCGACTTTGATGCCAAGTAGATCTATCGTTTTTCGAATTCCGTCAGCAACACCCGAAGTATATTGACCGCGCGGACTGGCTGTAAGCACTTTGTGGTGCTCATCGTGATTAAATCCGTAGTATTCGCGAACCTTTTCCTCCGGCGACTTTTCGATTTCATATCCGTTGATTAGTGCTGCCGCTAATGAAACGCGACTTAACTCGTTCAGTACTGCGCAATGCCTGACATACACGCCAAAGTGACTCAAAATATATTCGTCGTCCCTACCGAGTCCTCTTAAATACGTTATAGCTTCCGCCTGCTCTTTCGTGATTTCCGGCTTCATTTTAACGCCTCCTTCATTCGGTCTATTATGGATCTAACGTAATCCTTGACGTGCTCCGGACCCGCAATCGCGAGTAAATGTTCGGTCGCATTCCGGTCGTCAAATTCCTTCGGCATCATGTTACGTATGTCTGCGAGGTGCTTTACGTACGTCTCATTCTCCGCAATAAGCGCCGCCATTGCCTGACGTAATTCTGCGATTTCTTCATCCTTCGTTTTAGTCACGATTTAATCGCCTCCTAGCCGTTTTATTTGTCCGTAGTAGTAGCGCCCTCGATCGTCAGTGCCGCCGCTAATTCCGTGCGAAACTCCCGTACCATTTGCGCGATCTCGATTAGAGATGCCGCATCCGATGTTTTGATTCGACGATTCATAACGTCCAAGATGGCGCGATCAATCGTAGGGTGATACGAAACTTCCCGCCAGCGTTCGACGGGCGTCGGGTCGGCGTCGGGGTTCTCGGCCAGTTTCTTCGACCAGCCCGGCGCTTTGGTCGGATCGGTGAAATAGCGCTCGTTGACGATGATATTGTGGGCGTCTGATGTAAGGCGGTAGTCGGGTGATAACGGAATATTAATCGTCATGATTATCGGACTCCTTTTCGTTAGATTCGACCAATTTCATTACGTCCGAAAAATACGGCTCATCACGATTAATAACTACGTGATAATTTACCGGACGTTTTCCTTGAATCGTCCTGTTAAGCATAATCTCGACTTGCAGGGCGTATAAATGACGCTTTTGTGCGTCTGTTGCGTATAGGTCTATTTCGGATTGCTTTAATACTACGTATTTCATACGATCACTCCTTTTCGTTTATAAGTCGCAATACTTTGGCGCTTAGTTCAGGTACGTATACTTCAACGCCATCTTTAAATTGCGCTCGTGTACCCGGATGGAGTTCGTCAAGTGCTTCGTATATAGTAACGAGTTCATGTTTCGTAAACATAACGCACCTCTTTCCGTTTATTATTTAAAACCGTAGCAATTCGTTCGCTTCCGCTCACTCTTTGCAAATATCCTTTATCGCGATAGATATATCTTTTTAAAGTAATTATTTGCGCGAAAGGTTTTGATTGAGCGCTATTATTAGTCTAGTTAAATAAGTATAGATAAGTGAGTTTAGTTCGTCTTCAAACTGTGAAGTACCTTACTTCAAATCTTGCAGGGGGCTATTGTCGTTTTTTGAAGTGCCGGTCTCAACGAACCATTCCGGCGGCTCCCACAAAGTATATTCATTCGATGTCTGGCCGTTTGCATTTTTCCGTTCTTTAACGTCAATGAGATCGAGTTCCTTCAGCCTGCGTATTGCTTTCCGCACCGTATTAGTTGAACAGCAACACTTATCCGCGATAGTCTGAATGCTCGGATGCGACTTCTTACTCGTATTGTCTGCGTAGAAACAAAGAACGGCGTATACGAGTTTCTGAACCGGCTTATCTAAATACGTTTCGTCTGCGATAACCGACTTCGTTACTCGAACGAATCTATGGTCGTGAAAGTCGATCGGGCGTTTGGTGGTTGTCATGACACTCTAGCCTCCTCCATCCTTATACAGTCTTGAATAAAAGAATCTATTTCGTCGTACAGATCTAATCTCCCTAATGATTTCAGATCTCTTAAAAAGTCTTTAATACTCACCAAATTTATTCGTGAGTCGGCGCTGCGTATCGGTTTATCTATGGCGTAGATAATAGTTAACTTGTCTGTATGTTTTAAGTATTTCTTAATCGTTGAGCACTGTCTGTTAAACGCCGTACTTTTGGATAATTTAGCGTCAACCCATCCTATATTTTCAACAATGAAATCAGGTATACTATCACCAACACGAACTTGGCATTGTACTTTCCCAGGATAAATAGCATCTAAAACCCTCTTTACTAGGTTTTCAAACTTTCTCCCGTATAAAATAAAATTTGAACGACTTCCACAATCGACGATTAGGTTGATGTCGAGTCCGAAATCCCTACAAAGATTACTTATATTTCCTTTATAGAATTTATTTATATAATGTTTTATGTGGTATCTACCTTTAGTTTCTAGAGTAGAATAAAGCAACCCATGCGGAAAGGTGTCCACCACATACGCGTCTAAAGCCTCCCTTTGAGCCTTAATTAACGATTTGTTTTTAACTCTCTTGAATTCAATGTCCGACAAGTTGTAGAGCTCTTTGATATCTGCGATACTATAATCGTTCTGAATTACGCGGTAATTATCGTCAACCAAAAAACATCTATTAAGCTCAAATTCGCTAGGATTCCCGGGGTGCGGCGGTAAAAGTCCGTAGGCAGTCAGTGCATTTCTAACACTACCGAAAGCCCTTGTTAACCGTTTACGGGAGCTTTCATAGCCTTTCTGCGTCAACTCTTTACGAATATTCGTGATGTCAATGCCAAAATCAACAAGTATATCCAGTAAATCTAATGCTTTTTCTTGCTTCTCATTAAACAAGAACCCTCACCCCCCTATCTACTGAATAATACCCGCCGTAATTTTAATCCGCGCAAAACTACCTAAAAATAATTTCGGCATTAGCCGTAAAACAAAAAAAATAACCCCCGCCGTTTAGACGAGGGTTTCTTTTACACTTCGAGAGTGTCGTTTTTATTCGCTTTGTTGAACTGCTCTACGACTACATCGTCAACATAGTCGAGATATACTTGCGTAGATTCTAAGTCGGCATGGCCGAGTATCTTTTGTAGCGACCGGATATCTCCGCCATTTCGTAGATAGTTGATCGCAAATGTATGACGCAGGCTATGGATGCTCGCGCGACATTCTCCTTTAAGGTTCGCCAATCCAGCGTACTTGGCCGCTCTTTTGCGTAGATGTTCCTTCGCCATTTCGTCTCCGTACTGATTTACGAATACCTTTTTCGCCTCTCCGAAATAGTCTTCCGTTTCTAATAGAAGCTGGTGGAGATTATCGGCAACTTTTTCTGTCATCGGAACCATACGATTTTTACGATTCTTGTTGATTGCGCCTGGTAACATCAGCACTTTATTATCGAAATCAACATCGGACGGATCGAGGCCCTCTAGTTCATTCGACCGTAAACCGCATTTTAATGAAAGATAAAACGCCACGTAGTCTCTGAATCCCGCAAAAGTATCCTTATCGATGACGCTGAAGAATCGCTTTACCTGCGAATCTGTAAGACTCTTAACGATAGTCTGATCGGTACGTAGCTTCGTCACCCGCCCGCAAGGACTCTCGTTGATAAGGCCGCGTTCTACCATCTTACTGAATAACGATTTAATACCGCCTAAACGTATGTTAATCGTTACTGGCGACAGCCCTCGCTTCTTTAACATTATCGTAATATAAGTATGAAAGTGATCTTCCGTGACCGCCGTAATTGGCATCGCAGTATCTAACGCGCTCACGTCTAAAAATTCGCCGAAATGGGCGCAATAGTCTCCGATAGTTCTTTCCCTAAAGTTCTGCGCGGTCATAACGGTAACTACCGCATCTAATGCGTCTTGTATTGTCGTAAATGAGGACCGAATCCGATCGTTTCTTACATCGCGCCTATTACGCACACCTTGCCGTCTTCTTGTAATCGCCAT